CGACGTTGACGACAAACACACCGCGGGCGCATGTTCGCGGACGGAGACCTGTTGCCTGGCCAGCCGTCCTTCATCGCTACGTAGGACGTTGTCCGTGGCGCCGTCACACACCGCGCCGAAGTCGCGGACGTTCCGCCCCATGTCGATCAGGCGGCGGGACAGCAGCCGGTCTACCGTGGCGCCCGCACGACCGCCGCGGATCAGCACGTCGTCCACGTTCGGCCGGTACATGTCCGGCGACCCATAGCGAGGGGAGGCCGAGGGATCGAACGCCGAGGCGGAGATCGTGGAGACCAGGAGGCAGGCGAGGACCGCGCGCCAGATGCGGAGCGTCATGGGCTTCCTCCTATTTCAGCGCCACGGAGACGCCGGCCTTGCCGGCCGCGTTCAGCGCTGTAGCGTTCGTGTTGCCTTGCGCGCCCGAGAAGCCGACGGCGATCCCGGCACCGAAGGACAGGCCGATGTCGGCGAACGGCACGACCACCTGGCCGCCGGCTGGAACCATTGCTTCCCAGACCGCGGCGTCCGCCCCCATCGTCGGCGCCGATGCCTTGTTGAACAGCTTCACCCATACCGGCGCGGTGTCGCTGTTCCAGGCCGTCACCACGAAGACGTTGCCCGCCGAACCCTTCAGGATCTGACCGGCGGCGGCGGTACCGGCGGCGTAATAGAGGGCGTACGTCGCGCCCGAACCGCCGGTCGAGTTCGCGAGCAGCGACCCAAAAACCTGGGAGCCGGCGGCCATGAACACGGTCGCGGTCCCGCCGTTCAGCTGTGCCGACACCGGGAGCAGCGTCCCATTGGCGACACCCTGGACCGTGAGCACATCGGCGGATGCCGCCCCGGCGGTACCGAGCGCGGGTTGCTTGGCAGCGGTGGCGGCTCCCGCCGGCAGCGGTAGCGATGCGGCTGACACCGGCTGGGTCGTGGCCGAGCCATCCACCTTCCAGGCCGAGGCGCCGCCCGCGCCCTGGTTCGCCGTGACCGTGCCGGACACGGTCAGTGTCGCGAGTAGCCGGTCGCGGATCGCCCGCAGCGCGCCGACCACGGTGGTGTTCGCGCCGGAAGCCGTCGCGACGTCCGCCGAGCTCCCGGTTGCGCTTGCGATCGCCGCCGCGCTGGTGTTCCCAGCCTGCGCCGTCGCATCAAGGGCGAAGGCGTTGCCGATGGTGCCGATCTGCGCCGCGCCGGCCCCGAGGCTGACGGTGCCGGAGACCGCCTGCGTCGCGGGGAAGTTCCCGACCGTGACCGGCTGCACGACGCCGGACCCGTCGACCGAGAGGCGGCCACCGACCAGGGCGGCGGGGAGACGATCCCGGACCGCGGCGAGGACGGTGGCGATGCCGGACTGCGTTCCGAGCAGCCGGGTCACCTTAGCGATGAGCGATCCGGCTGCGGCGTCGGAACCGGGCGCGACATCGGACGGGGTGCCGAGCCCGGTCGCGAGGTTCGAGAGCGTGGCGTTGGCCGTCGCAAGCAGCGCGCGGCAGGCCTCCAGCCGCGCATCGGTGGCGATCAGGGCGCCGTCATCGCGGAAGCCCGTGAGCGGGCCGGCGGCGAGCCCCGACGTGTCGATGGCAAGCGTCATCACCGAGCCGGTGATCGACGCGTACCCGAGGCCGGAACGCCCCTTGGCGAACAGGAACCGGTTGGTCGGCTCATGGAGAACGCCCAGCACGGTGCGCGGGTCGAACCCGGCGCCGAGCGCCGAGAAGTCGAGCGTGCCGGCGGCGGGGTCGAGGACGATGCCCGTGAGGATGGGGGGCAGCTTCATGTCAGATCCCGCCGAAGATGAGGGTCGTGCTGATCGCGATGTCCTCGGCCTCGGCGCGGGCCAGCGCCCCGAAATCCGTGGTCCAGGTCGAGCCGTTCGCGACGACGAGGTAGAAGGCGCCGGCCTTGATCCGGCCGGCCGGCGGCGCCGAGCCGTCGAGGTCGCGCCAGGGGCGTGCGCCGAGGCTGTCGACGTTCAGCGTCGGGCTGCCGGTGTTGTCCCGATCAGCCTGGACCAGGATCGCCACACCGGGCCGCATCGCCGACAGCTTCGAGGCGGTGCGAGCGAGGTAGGCGTTCGCCAGTCCCGCAGTCCTGATCGCGCCGCCCTGATCGGCCATGAGCGCGGCCTGCGCCGCCATGAGCGAGCGCACGAGGCCCGGCAGGTCCCGCGCGGACGCGCCATCGGCGGCCGGCACGTCTGGATCGGAGGAGGCGTTGGCGGAAGCCCGCGTCGACCAGTCGAAGGCGCCCATCTCAGGCCTCCGTCGTGAAGGCGATCGAGACGCCGTTGAACCAGGGCTGACCCTTCCCGGGCGGCGGGCTCGTCGGCAGCAGCGCCGCGAGCGTCCGCAGCACGGTGCCGGCATTCAGGACGCCGAGGTCGGTCGGGGACGGGTTGATCTTGCGCCACGACGGCGCACCGGTGGCGACCGCTTCGTCCCAGACGACGAGTTGGAACTCGCCCTTGCGCATCGCACCGGGCGCGAGCTCGCCACCGTCCGCCGCCAGAAGCGGGGCGGGGCCGTAGCCGTCGACCGCGAGTGCGGGCTCGGCGACATTGTCCCGGTTAGCCCAGAAGCCGATCATCACGCCCGGCGCGGGGCGTAGCCCGGAGAGGGTCTGCACCAGGTAGACGTCGCCCGCACCCTCGGCGACGAGGGCGCCGCCTTGATCACCCATCAGCATCGCGACGCCCGCCATGATCCCGCGCGCCGCATCCGGCAGGAGCCGCGCCGAGGTGCCCGGCAGCGCCGGCACGGCGGCATCGACCTGGCCGTTCTCGGTCGGGTCCGTCTTCCAGTCGAAGGCGCTCATCCGGTCCTCAGGTCTTGATGGCCCAGGTCACGACGGCGCCCGGCGGCACGTTCGGGTGCGGGTCACCCGAGCCGGCGGTGTCGATCACCAGCGTGTGGACGTGGTTCGGGGTCGGATCGATCGTGTGGACGTGGCTGCCGTCGAGCGAGATGCCGTGGCTGTGCGTGCCCCCGGGATCGGTCGCGAAGCTGTGCGCGTGGTTGCCGGTCGCGCCTGTCGTGAAGGTGTGCGAGTGCGGGCCGCTCTGGGTCGTCTGGCCGTTGCCTTGCGAGCCGAGATTGATGCCGGTGACGACCTGCGCGTTGTTCGGCGTCTGTGTGCTGACCAGGCCGTAGCCGTACTGCACGACGTGGGCGTGGTCGCCGCTGATGTCGCTCGTGCCGGTGTGGGCGTGGTTCCCGGTCAGGTTCGTCGAGCCGGTGTGGTCGTGGGCGCCGTCGATGTTCGTGCCGCCGTGGTTGTGGGCGCCGGCGCTCTGGATCTCCGGCTCGAAGTAGCCGGCCGGCGACATGGTCGAGGTGTGCATGTGCCGCGGCATCTGCGTCGCCAGCATCGCCACCACCTCGGACCCGCCCAGCGTGCCGAGCGAGCCGACGAGGCCACCAGCCGCGGTGAGCAGGTTCAGCCCGCGGTTCGCGCCGAAGAGCGACCGGCCGCGCAGGTCCGGCAGGTTGAAGGTCTGGAAGCCGTCGCCGACGCCCCAAAGGCTGCTGATCGAGGCGAACAGGGCGGCGTAGGAAGCACGCGAGACCGGCCGGCCGTCGCAGATCTCCCAGCCCGACGGCACGTTGGGCCCGCCGAACGCCGCGATCTTGCCCGCCGATTCCGTGGTCGGCGACAGGGTCCGGTAGACCTTCGCGTCGGGATCGTAGACCACCGACCAGACGACGTTCTGACCGATGTCCCCGGGCCCGAACTGCGTTCCATCCGAGCGCAGCCAGGGGACAGCCGTGTTGCCGTCGGCATTCAGCGTGCACGGGTTGAGGTTGGTCGTCGTGGTCCGGAACTTGAGCGTGTGCGCCTGCGCGGCGACCTTCGCCGTCACGCCCTGCCGGGTGATAACCGTGTAGGCGTCCGACCCGTAGGCTTGGTTCACGCCCGAGTTGTCGAGCATCCAGAGCTTCATGGACGCCATCAGCGCGCGCATGGCGTCGTTGATGGTCTTGGCCGGCTGCCCCTCGTTGAAGATGATCGGGGGATCCGAGACGTCGTTGCCCGACGGCGCCTCGTTCCAGTTGATGGCGCCGGGCATAGGCCGTCCTCGGGTTAGCGGGTCTTGGTGCCGGGCAGCAGCGCGAGGAAGCGCTGGGCGTCGAAGGCGGGGGCCGACCGGCGGGCCGGCTGCATCTGGACCGGGGCCGGCGCAGGTGCCGCGGCGGCCTGTGCCACCGACGAGGCGGCCGGCGCATCGGCGGCGGTGAGCGTCCGGAGCAGCGAGGCGACCTGGAGGGTGCGATCCGCTTCCGGCGACTGCATCGCGGCGCCGCCCGCCGGGGTCACCGAGCCCTCGGTACCGGCCGCGACCGGCCCGGACAGACCGAATGCGCCGCGTGGCGAGGCCGAGCCGGGCGAGAACGCGCCGCCGAGGAAGGCCGCGGCCTTCGCCCGGTGGCCGGCCATCTGGCCGTTGACCTTGTCGGCGACGGTCCCGGGCGTGCCCCCGTTCGCCGTGTCACTCCGGTCGTAGAGCCCGGGCCGCCCGGCATTCACGGTCGAGTAGAGGTCGAGCATCCCCATGCCGGGCTTGAAGCCGCGGTCGGTCAGGTAGCGCTCGACGGCGGGAAGCTGGTCGGCGAAGCTCTGGTCCTGGCTCGCGCCGTACCGCTGCTGCTCGGTCGGCCCGAACTGGATGAGGCCGATGTGCCGGTTGCCCGAGCCGCCCCGGATCGAAGGGCTGAACCCGCTCTCGAACGACATCACGGTCGCATAGTCGAGCGGGTCCGCGCCGATGCGCTGCGCGCTGGCGATCAGCGCGTCGCGGTCTGCGGCAGTCGGCATGGCGGGAGGTCCTGAAACGCAAAAGGCCCGCGCGATGGCGGGCCTTGCAGGGTCGGGCGCACAGCGCTCGCGACGCTGGCTGTTTCGGGCACTTCGCCCGTCGGGTCAAGTGTGTGGCTGGCACGTCATATTCAGCGCGCCGGCCACTCGCGTAGGTTGATCGCCGCGACGAGGGGACGACGATGCGGTTGAGAACGGTTTGTGCGCTAGCAGGGCTGCTGGCGCTCGGCGGCTGCATCCAGTCCGTGACGATCCCGGCCCAGATGACCGCGCTGAAGGACGCCTGTCACGGCAAGGATCGGCCAATGGCGGGTGCGGGCGACTTATCGGTCTGGCGCTGCGGTGAGGGCGATAAGGCGAAATATGCCGTCTACAGGGGCGACGTCTTGGTGAAGGAGGCGAACGAGTTGGAGGCCTCGCAGGTCGCAGCAGGCCTTTCGTGCCTCTCCCGAGGGTTCAAAGCGAAGACACCCGAGTTCGAGGCCTGCGCTGCTAACGTCCAACAGGTCGCCCTGTCGGCGACAGGAAACCTGCGGGACCGCGAGAACGCCGAAGCTGCGGCGCGCCGTGAGCGAGCTGCGGATGCGCTGATCGCTGCTGGGGCATCGCTTCAGGCGGCGCAGCCGCAGACGGTGAACGTGCAGGCGAACTGCACCTCCATGCGCACCGGTTCCATGGTCAGCACCACCTGCAACTGATCCGTGTTATCCAGGGCCATGGCACCGACCCGCACCCAGGTGATCCTCTGCTGGCTGCTCTTCACGGCAGCGATGGCGCTGCTGTCCTGGGCGCTACACGCCTACGTCCCGCCGGTGATGACCAGCCTTCAGGACGCGTTCGGCATCGGGACGGTCGGCATCCTGATGCTGATCGGATGGCTGGTGCTCGCCTTTTTCGGCTACCGCCCCCTACTGCGTAACTGGCTGGCGCGCAGGCGCAGCGCCCGCATTCGCCAGCGATAGCAGCCGGCTCGTGAACAGCTCGGCGTTCTTGCTGCCGGGCGGGGACTTCGACAGCGCCCGCAGGTCCGGAAGCGCCTTCGGGTCGAACATCAGCCGCGCCACAGCCTCGCCGCTGTTCAGCATCCGCGCCCGCATCATCGCGTCGCCGATCCCGTGCTTTGCGCCGACTGCGAGACCGGCAATGCCGCCCTTCACGCCACCGGCCGCCGCGCCGGCTACCATGCCGGTGACCGCATCCGAGACTGCCTGTCCGACATGGGTCTTGCCGGACTGAAATTCCTTCTGGATGGCGTGGTTGAACGCGGTGTCCGAGCCCTTCGCCGGCCGGTAGCCGGTCGCTTCCAGGGTCGTGAGAAGCCGGTCGAGGCCGCCCCAACGCGTCTCGCCCTCGGGCAGCGCCCGGATGACGGCCTCGAGGTTGTGGCGCTGCTGGGCGTTGCCCCGGATCGCCGAGGCGAAGCCGGCGCCGCCGTACTGCGAAGCGATCCCCTTCGCCTGCTGCGTCGCTTCGTTGAACACCGTCTCCAGGTAGGTCCGGGCAAGGCTCTGGGCGGCCGGGGCGTCGTTGCGGGCCAGCGCCTGCATCGCGCTCGCCACCTCGACATGGCTGCCTGGGCCGGGGTTCGGCGCGAACAGGGCGCGGGTCGCGGCGGCCACGTCGGGGCGCTGCGCGATCTGGCCGAGCGGCGAGGCCTCGATCCGGGCCATGCCCTCGCGCGCCATCGTGAGGCGGGAGAGCCGGTCGCGGACCTCGGGGAGGGCGTCGAGGACGTCGGCATGCTCACGCATCGCCGCGCGCAGCGTGTCCGCCGAAAGATCGCCACTCGCGCCGGTCGCCCGGTCGAGGATCTGCGTCTCGACGTGGCGACCGAGCGCCTGGCGCGAGTTCGGCGCGGGCTGGGCCAGCATCTCACGCGCGGCGGACGGCTGGCCGACGATGCCCGGCACCTGCTCGGCCGGCGTCGCCATGCGGCCAGTGAGATCGTCCCGTCGGACCACGCGGCCAAGCGGGTTGTTCCCGGTGAACGGCTCCAGCGGCGCCGAGTTGGCGGCGAAATTCGCGTCGGCGGTCGCCACCTCCGGCACGCTCTTCAACTGCGCGTCGAGCGCCGAGCGGGTGGCCTGGAGGTCCCGAACCTTCGTCGCGTCGCCGATGTCCTGGGCGGCGCGGATGCTGAAGTCGAGGCGCTCGCGGGCGTGCAGGAGGCCAGCGACGCTCATGTCGAGGTCACCGCCCGGCTCGCGCAGGTCGCGGCCGGCCGCGGTCAGGGCGCCCCGCACATCACCCTTGGCGGTACGGCCCTGCTCCGCGACCGCGGCGAGCGCAGGACGCGGGTCGACCTGCCCGAAACGGACGTCGGGGATCTCCTCCGTCACGGTCGGCGTCTTCACCAGCGGCGCGGGCTGCTCGCGCATCGCGTTCACCGTGCGCTCGAACGCGTCGAGGGGCTCGGCAGTCTCCCCGCGCATCAGGGCGCCGAGGGTCCGCGACCGGACGTCGGGGTGCACGCTGGCCGGGTCGATACCGGCGGCGCGCAGGTCGCCGTTCAGCCGGGTCTCCGCCTGCGAGAGCGCGGCGGCATACTCGTCGCCGAGCTGCCCCGCGGTCGGACCGGCCCCCATCGCCCGGCTGGAGCCGAGGGGATACGAGGGGACGCCGCGCTGCTCGTTCTGGAGCTTGCGCAGCAACTCGCTCGAGATGTCGCGAGCCATGCCGCCGTCGGCGTCGGGCCGGAAGTACCCCTCCTCGATCAGCCGCTCGCGCCAGAAATTGTCGATCGACTTCCCGCCCGGCCGCGCGACGTTGCCGAGGCCGGGGATGCCGAACCGGTGCAGGTCGGTGGCCAGCACGTCGCCTTCGAGCGGCAGGCCGCCGTTCTGGGCGATGAACCGCCCGAGGCTGACCGGGCCTGCCTCCTGAATGGCGCCATCGGCGCGCCCCGGGGGCGGCCCGAGCGGTGCGGGCGCGCCATCCGCGAACTGCGGGCGGCTGTACTGCTGCGGCGTCACGATGGGCTCGCCGGGGCGCTCCACCGTGGTCGTGCGCTCGATGCCAACCGTCTCCGGCGCGGCGCGAGCGGCGCGATAGTCGATGTCCGCCTGCGCGGCCCGGCGGGCCTCCAGGCCATCGGCCACACCGCGGAGCTCGCCCTGGATGGTGCGGCCGGCCTGCTCCGGCGTGATCCTGGGGCCGGTCGCCGCGCGTGCCTGCGACAGCGCCGTGCCCTCCGGCGTCTGCATCACGCCCTGGCGCGCCGCAGTCTGGACGTCGAACCCGAGGCCGGTCGGGCTCGCCGGCTCGGCACCGATGCGGTCGAACAGAGCGCGCCCGGCGTTATCCACCTGCGCCGGACGGGCGGCGTAGAACTCGCCCGCAATCCGGCTGCCCTCGCCGCCCGAGTTGGCCGCCACCCGGGCGAGCTGCGACGCCCGCACGGCCTTGCCTCCGGTCGCCGCGTTCAGTGCCTCGTCCACCGACAGGGCGACGGGACCACCCGGGCTGCTCATCGCGCCATCACGCAGCGACTGCGCCGCGGCCAGCTCGGATTCCGTGAGCCCGTGGGTCGCCTCCCGCAGGAGGTGCTCGCCCGGATTGCCGCCCTTGATCGCGCGCACGACCTTGCCGATGCCGACACCGACGGCCGGGCCCGCCAAGCCGAGACCACCGCCGATCGCGGCACCCTGCTGGATCGCGCCGAGATCACCGCCGGACCGGACCGCTGCATCCGCGGCACCGAGGCCGGTACCGGACGCCCCCGAGGCCGCCATGCGCACGGGCAACGCGGCGCCGGAGATCCCGAAGGCGGCGGGCGCGGCTGCCATGAGGGGCAGCGCGCCGACGACACCACCGCCGATCTCGCCGGCACCGGCCGCGATCGGGTGCTCGGCGGCCGTGCGCTCGCCAAAGCGCTCGACGTTCGCCAACTCGTCGGAGAAGCGCGTGTCGTTCTTCAGCGCGCGGATGCCGGCAGCGGCGCGGTTCGCGCCCGCGAGCAGGTACGGGCCGACGACGGGAATGCCGTCGATCAGCCCGCGACCGACCGCGGCCGAGGCGTCGCCCGGCTCGGCCGCCGTCGGGGCGTCAGAGAAACCGCGGTGCAGCTTCAGCAGGTCCGCATCCGACATGACGGCGAGGTCCGCCTTCGGCGCCGATCCCGCCTCGGGCTTCGGCGCGGGCGTGCCGGCGTAGAGGCGCTGCAGCTCGTCGTCGGAAAGCTTCGAGAGATCCATCAGCGCATCATCCCGCGGCGGCGCATCTCGGCCTCGACCGCGGCCCGATCAGGGGCGGCCGGGCGATACTGGTAGATCTCGGGCTGCTCCACCTTGAAGAAGCCTGCCCGCTGCGCCGTCTCCGGCGTCGCGAACCGATCCACGCTCGCGTTGTGATGCGCGATCGTGTTCTTGGCGAGGATCTCCTGCGCCTCGATGCCGGCGCGCAGGGCCGCCTCGACGCTGGACCGGTCGCCCGACGAGATCGTCTTGCCGAGTTGGAGGTCCATGTTGGTCGTGTGGCCGGACTGCGAGATGGCCTTCGCCAGCTCGGCGCTCTTCTGGGTTGCGGCCTGGTCGAACAGCTGCGAGTTCGTCACGTAGCTGTCCGGGATGCCCAGGACCTGCGCCGTGATTGCCCGTGCCTGCGTCCGCCAGTCGGCGCCAGAGCCCGCGATGATCCCCTTGTCGAGCGCCTCCTTCTGCCGGTTGATCGCGGCGATGGTTCCGATGGCGCCCTCGGCCTTCGCGCGGCTCTCGGTGATCGCCTTCACGGCCGCCTGATCCAGTTCGGCGTTGGCCTTCTGCGGGAGCTGGTTCGTGCCCTGGGTCAAAGCTACGTGCGGGGCGCCCTTCTCGTCGTAGTATCCGGGAGTCCCGGGTGGCGTTCCGGGCGGCGGCGCGATCACCTGCCCGTCAGGGCCAGGAGTGCCCCACACCCGGGCGCCAGGCGTGCCGGGCGCGATCGGGATGACCGCCCCCTCTTCGCCGACCTTGCTCTTGTTCACGCCGATGATGGAGTTGTCCGGACGGGTAACGATCTGCACGTTGTCCGGGCTGCCCGCGAGGGTTCCTTCGGCCTGCGCCTGCGCGCGGGCTTTCAGGGTCCCAAGGTCCTGAGGGCCACCCGCCACCGGCACGAGACCGGTCGACGTCCGGACGTAGCCCTCCGGCGCGCCGTAGTTCCCGGCGAGGAAGCTCTTCACGAAGTCGGGGTTGCCCGCGAGCGCGACGGCATCCTCGGCCGAGGTGCCGGGCAGCTTCGTCATGATCGCACGGGCGGTCAGGTTCTGGACGCCCTGCTCCTGCTGCGCCTTCCGGGCCTTCAGCCCGAACTCGGCCTGCGCCAGCGCAGAGGCGGCCCGCTTGCCCTCGTTGTCCTGGTAGGCCTTCAGCCCGGCCGCTGCGCCGCGGCCGAAGCCGGGCGTCGACATGAGGCCGATGCCGAGCGAGGTCAGCAGGTCGCCGCCACCGTTCGCGTTGAGATTTCGCAGTCCGTCGCCGATCCGGTCGAGGAGTGACGGCTCCGCTGCGGGAGCGGCCGGCGCGGACGAGGCGGGGGCACCCGTCGACCCGGTCGTCGCGGGCGCCGTCGGGGCCGGCAGACTGCCAAAAGTCAGCGGGCGCGGCGGCGCGGCTGCGGCCGGTGCCTCATCACCACCACGCGACGCCGCCGGTGCGCTGACCGGCAGGGCCGGCGCGCGCGAGCCGACGAGGCTCGGCAGCGGCGACCGCTCCGGCTCCGCAGCGACGGGCGCCGACATCTGCGGCGGCAGCGCGCCGAACATGCGCAGCGGCGCGCGGGCGGGCGCCTCGGGCTCGACGGAGGGCACCGGGGCGGCGACCTGCGGCTGCGCGGCCTGGATCGCGGCCGAGACCCCAAGGGCACCGTCCGGATCCGGGATGAAGCGGCTGAGGAGGCCGAAGGGGAGGATGCCTGCGGACACGACGCGCTCCTACTTGCCCATGAACTTCGAGGCGGTGCCGGCGATAGCCAGCCCGCCGCCGAGCAGCTGCTGGAGCACGCCCGGCTGCGGGATCTTCTGGACCGACGTGCCGCTCGAGGATCCGCCCAGGCCAGCGATCGGGCTGACGAGGCCCGAGTAGAGCCCGAGTTGCTTCCAGGGCGACGCCTGCTGCTCGTCGAAGACCTGCTGGGCGGTGTCGAGTTGCGCCTGCCGGTCCGCGTCGAGGGCGGCGCCGACACCGGCCAAGGTCAGCCCGGGACGCTGCAGGTTGTCGATGTTCGTCCCGACCATGCCGAGACCCTGGAGCGCCGCCGCGCGGTCCGCCTGCGCGGCCGACAGCTTGAGGCTCGACTTCGACATCTCGTTCTGGATGTTCTGGTTATCCAGACCGGCCAGCGCCGTCGCGCCGCCGAGCGCCGTCGTGTTCGTGTCGTTGTAGAGCCCGGCCCCGGACAGCGCGAGGCCGGCGTTGACCTGCTCGGCGTTGTTGATGGAGCCGTAGAGCCCCTGCTGGAGGCTGGTGCGGGCGTTGCGCGAGCTGTCGATCGCCGTGGCCGCCTGCGCCTGCCGGGTGCGCTCGTTATCGTAGTCCGTGTACCGCGCCTGCGTGCCGATCGCGCCGAGGGAGTCGGCGATCGTCGCGGCGTACCGGCCCGAGCCGGTGCGGCCCGCCGCACCCATCTGCTGGGCGATTTTCGAGGCCGCTTCGCCCTGGCTCCGGCCGATCACCGCGTCGAGGTACGGGTTCGCCCCGCCCAGGAACTTGCCGTCGGCGGCATCCTGCAGCGACTTCTCCGTCTGCGTCTGGCCGGACAGGCTGTCGAGCAGGCCGGTGTATCCGGAGGTCGAGAGGTTATAGTCGCCGTTCGTGAGCTTCCGGGCCGTCGAGTAGGCGAGGTTGTTCGGGTCGGCCATCTGGTCGGCGAGCGACGACACCCGGGACGTGTCGATCTTCCCGACGCTGTCGAGGCCCGCGAGCGCGGACTGGATGCCCGAGGTCGTGCCGCCGTTCGACAGGAGACCGGTCAGGTAGCTGTTACCGGCCTGGGCCGCGCCCTGGCCCGCGCTGGCGCTGCCGGCGATGCTGTTCAGAGCGTCGAGCGAGACATCCCCGAGGCCTGCGTAACGCTGGCCGCCGTAGACCTGGGAGCCGACGCCCGAATTGTACGCCGCGGTCGCGCCGGAGAGCACGCCCTGGAGCGCGGGCTGTGCCGGCGCCCACGGGTCGTTGTTCTGCTGCTGGACCGTGGTCTGGGTCTTGGTACCGCCGCCCATGTCAGGCCCCGATGCGCTTCGTGAAGTGGTGGCCGAGCTCGCAGGGCGCGGCGGTGTAGTCCGGCAGCACGCGGGCCCAGCCGCGGCGGCCGACGAACTCGACGGTGGTGCAGCCGAGCCGGGCGGCGCCGCGCTCGACGGCAGCTATCACCGCGCCCCACGGCCCGGCCGCGCGGCCACCGAGGGACAGGACCCAGCAGGACAGGCGGCCGCCACGGTGCTGGCGGACCTGCGTCACGCCTGCCGCCACGAAGCGGTCGCCGTCGAAGATCCCGACGAGCTGCGCCTGCCCGGCAGAGCACGAGGCGAGCAGACCGGCCACGGTGAGGTCGCAGCGAGGCAGCGCGCAGGCGGCGTCCAGGCATGCCTCGACGCGCTCGGCGAGGTCAGGCGCGAGCGGCATCGACAGGGGCTGGAGGCGCATTCAGGCCCGGCGCATCTCGAAGCGGAAGGTCCGGTCGGTCGCCGGGTTGAGGTCGTGCCCGACCGTGAAGCTGCCGCGGTCGGCCGAGATCAGCCACAGCGTGGCCTTCGACGCGGATTCCGTGACCGGGACCCAGCGGGGCAGGGCGCCCACGCTGCAATTCTCGCAGGGCACCTTCGTGCGCGAGACGCCGTTGGCCAGGGTGAAGGTGTCGGGCGAGATCGCGTTGGTAGCGCCACGCGCGAGGTCGTCGATCGCGCGGCTGAAGAGCGACAGGTCCTTCTCGTTCCGGCCGGGGACGTTCATCGCGATCCCTCCGCGGTCGCGTCCGGCTCGATGGCCGAGACGTAGGACCAGGTCGTACCGGCCGGGATCCGCACCCGGGCCCGGTGATAGCGGCCCGACGCGCGGCACGGCGCCATGCGCTCGACGGTCGGCGCGGTCTCCGGCAGCCAGCGCACCGCGGCCGAGGCGCCGAGGCTTTCGCGGACGCCCACGGCCACGCGCCAGTCGTCGGCATCCGTGTCGAGGCGGACCCCGCGCAGGAAGGCTCGGTTCGGCCGCGCCAGCATGGCGTCGGGGGTCTGCACCACCGCCTCCAGCGGCGCCCCGTCGAGCACGGCAAGCCGGTTGTCGGTCGTCATCACCGCGAGCAGCGTGGCGCCGCCCTGGTAGATCGGATCGTCGAGCGAGGGCTGGGCCGGATCGTCGATCGAGCCCTCGATGCTGTCGATGGAGGTGTCCGGCGTCGCGGCCGACATGCCGAAGCGGAGCGGCGTGTCGAGGAACGACCAGCGGTCAAGGAGCCAGTCGTACAGCAGCGCCTCGCCCAGAAGGGACGGGTCGGAGGCATCGGTGCCGGCGAGCCGGTAGGCGAACAGGATCCGCTCGCCGGTCGGGTCCCGGAACGCCACCGTCATGCCGACGCGCTCCGGGTCGACGCGGCCCTGGAAGAACCGGTTCACCCGCTCGGCGCCGATCGGTTGCGAGGGGCCGCCGCCGATCACGAGGGCATAGAAGCCGTCGCGGTCGAGGAAGAAGATGCGCGGCCCGACCTTGGCGATGCACCAGGGCGCGACGGCGCCGCGGTTCTCCTCGAGCACCGAGCAGTCGAACACGTTCCCGGAATCCGGGCTCAGCGTCATGCGCCGGATCGCCCGCTCCTGGAAGATCACGCCATACTCGCCGCCCGCGAAGCCGGTCACGGCGCCGCCGTCGGGGAGCTGCTGCTCGTCGCCGGTCTGGTCGAGTTGGCCGAGCGGCCACTGCTCGATGTTGCCGCTGTTCGACCAGCGCACCGTCTGCGGCGTGTCGGGCAGGCCCGCCAGCACCAGGAAGTCGCCGACGACGCCCATGTGCCGGGCCCGGGGCGGGGAGCCGCCGAGATCCGCGAACGGCTGCGTGCCCGCCTGGAGGACGTCGATGGTCGCCTTCTGCACCGGTGTGCCGGCCGAGCAGGCGAGCAGCAGGGTACCGTAGACCACGAAGGACCAGTAGTCCCCGGGCGGCACGCTGTAGGACGTGCTCGGGTTCGTCACCTCGTGCCACGCGTGATCCGTCGTCTTGTAGACGAACAGGCCCTTCGACGTGCCGGCCACGTAGATCGGGAAATTGTAGGTCGGCGAGAATACCGCGATCGCACCGCGGCACTCCGCCGGCAGGGCGAGTGACAGCGGCACCGGCGCCAGGACCGGTCCGTACCCGTCCGAGCGCGGCACGACGTTCGTCGCGACCGCCGAGACCGAGGCGTCGACCGAAGCTCTATCGGGCGCGAACGGCGCCAGCTTGATCAGGTCCATGCTACTCGGCCCGTGCCACGGCCTGTGCGGAGGCCTGGAGCTCGGCCGGGCGGCCGGTGCGCTTGGCCACCTTCGCCGTGTCGGCCTTGATCCCGAGCGCGGCCAGGACCTGGAGCATCAGGCCGGTGTGCGCCTGGACCGCGGCCGGGTCCTTCTGGAACAGGTAGGCCTCCGCCAGGACGGCATAGAGGTAGGCGTCCGGCGCCTTGGCCAGCAGCCAGTTCTTCGGCGCGTCGGAGGTCAGCGGCGGGATCGCGGCGTAATAGGCCAGCGTCACGGCGCCGGCCTTCTCCGGCACCATGCGCACCTTTCCGGCGCGGATCGTGAAGTACTGCGGGTCGCCGCCCGGCCGGTGCCGGAACCGCGCCTCCGGGCTGTCCGCCTCGGCGAAGGTCGGGCGCGCCGTGCGGCCCGAGCCGGCCCAGGACACCGCCAGCCACTCGATGAAGTCGGTGGGCAGGTCCATCACGGCGACCGGCGCCGCGGCGGTGCCGGCGCTCGCCTCCATCTCCATCTCGCGCGCGCGCAGGATCGCGTTGAAGTGGCTCTCCGCCAGCGCGATGAAGCCCGGCACCGCGTCCGCCAGATCGGGGCGGGCGATGTAGTCCAGCACGGCGGCCTGGAGGCTCGCCAGATCGGTGATCGGTGCGGCCATCAGCGCCTCAGGGGGTCGGCTCGGTGGTGCGCATCCGGGAACGGCCCCAGCGCGCGTCGCGGTCGAGGTCCTTCAGGTCCGAGATGCCAGCCTCCAGCATGGCCCGCCACGTCACCATGCGCGTGTCGTTGCGCAGGAAGGGCTCGGCCTCCAGCAGGGCGGCGTAGAGGTAGAGGTCCGGGTTCTTGGCCAGCAGCCAGTTCGACGGCCGCCGATCGGTTAGCGGCGGGATGCCCTGCCGGTAGACGAGGCTCACCGAGCCGAACGAGGCCGGCCGCACCCGCAGGAAGGCGTTGTCGAGCCCGAACTGCCACGCATCGGTGGAGTCCGGCACGTCCTCCAGCGAGATCGAGCCGAGGATCGTGAACACGCCCGCCGCGTGACCGGTCCCGCCGTAGGGCAGGAACGGATCGCGGAACATCGACGCGAAGGCGTGCGGCGGCATGTAGTCCAGCCGCTCGCCGCACGGCCCGGTCAGCGACCGCCACGCCCGGTAATCGTCCGGGAGCGGGGCGGCGCCGTCGACCAGCGCCAGCGACAGCGCCGTCTCGTTGTCCGCGAGGTTCAGCCGCCGGTCGAGGCGCACCTCGGCCAGACGGATGAACGTCGGGATCCGGGAGCGCAGGTCGGCGCGCTCCAGGTAGTCCTCCAGCGTGCCGGTGAGGTCGTCGACGTCGTCGAAGCCGGCCATCGGATCAGATCCGGCCTGCGCGGGTGCGGAAGCGGGCGTGGTCCCCGTCATTCAGCCACCGCGTGAGGTACGCATCGTCCCGCTGGACGATCGCCTGGGCGAGGCGGTTCGACCAGATGTGCATCGGGACGCGCGCGACAAGCGCCATGTCGCCGTAGGGCCGGTTCAGGTTCTCGACCTGGAGCGCGGCGTTCTCGGCGAGGATGTCGTCGACCGGCATCACCTCGCGGATGCGCATCTTGCCGCCCTCGTCGAGCGCCCAGACCTGCTTGCCGGTCAGCGGATCGTGGTCGATCAGGCACCAGTCGCCGTCGAAGACGAGATCGGATTCCGCCACGACGGCGGAGGTCGCGGCGGACTGCATCAGGCGACCTTCGCGCGGTCGCGGCGGCCGATGCCGGCCTCGACGACGTCCATGGCCTCGTCGACGTTCAGCTCGGCGCTCTCGCCGGCGCGGACGCGGTATTCCTGATCCTCCGGCAGGTCGGCGGGGCGCGGGCCCTTCGGCCAGTAATCGCGCTCCATCACGACGAGGACGGTCGCGGCGGGGGCGGCGGCGGGCTTGTCGGCCGGCTTGGGGGCCGGGTTCGGGTTCGGGTTCTCGGCCACGCTGGCCTCCGGGTTCGAGGGGTGCGGAAACGCGAACGGGGCGCCGGTGAGGGCGCCCCGTTCAGGGTCGTGTCAGGCTGTCAGCCGAGGATCAGGTCAGATCCTCGATCGTGCCGTGGGCGGCCTCGTTCGAGACCTCCAGGGTGTACTCCGTCAGGAGCATCCGCTTGGTCGCGTCGCCGGTCTGGGCCGGCTTCACGACCTGCATCGGGCGCAGCCACGCGAGCTTCACCATGGAGGGGTCGATCGCCAGCACGCGGTTGGCCACGAACTGGCGGTTCGGGACGGCGGAGAGCCGGCCGAAGTCGCCGACGTAGACGTCGGCCGCCGCCACGACGGTCGCGGCCTTGTCGCCGGTGTCACGGCGCTGCTGGGCGATGCCCGGGAAGGCCGAGAACTGGCGCTTGTAGGCGACCGGCATCATCAGGATCGACGGGTTGCCGCCGGCCGTGAAGCAGGACTGCTGGATGTCCTTCACCTGGCTCTCGGCGAAGGCCCGCGCGGTCCCGGCGGTCGGGGCGACGACCTGGCCGGAGCCCTGGTTGAAGCCACCGTTCGCCCCGCCCGCGCCGCGCGACACGTTGGTCACGAGCCAGGAGGGGAAGCCGCCGAGCTTGCGCGGGGTGTTGGTGCCCCCGTTCGAGGTGGAGCCACCGGCCGAGGAAGCCTGCGCGGACAGGAGGATGGCCTCCTCGTCCTTCTTCAGCTCCTTACCAGCCTTCAGGCTCTGGTACTTCACCTCGGACTTGCGGCCCGCCTTGTCGACGGCCTCCGCAGTGCCCGAGACGATGATCGGCTTGCGGCTGATCTGGCAGACGTTGCCGACCCGGACGGTGCTGGCGCGCTGGGTGTAGGAGAACTCGTCGCCTTCCAGCTGCGCGTTGGTGGTGTCCGCCGGCGCCAGGGCGTCGGTCTGCCACTCGTGCTTCACCGCCTTGGCCTTGCCGCGCCCGATGTTCGAGATGAACGGCGTGTCGGCCTTGGAGATGTTGTAGATCGCGTCCTGGAGGTCCTCGCGCTGGCCCTTCTGGACGTAGGTATCGAGGGTGCCCGCAACCTGGGTCATGATGTCCTCGGAGAGATGATCCGCCGGCGCCCCTCAGGCGAACGGACGGCTCGGGTCAGGAGAAGAGGCTGTCGTCGAGGAGGTCGGCGGCGGCCTCAATGGACCCGTCGCGCTCGAGCCGAGCCCGCGCCGCGGCGACCGCATCCGCACTCCGGGTGCCCGGGGCCTGCCGTGCGGCGGCCCGGATCGGAGGAGCGGCCTGCGCGCGCTGGACGGCGGCGGGCTTCTTCGCCTGCAGGTCCCGCCACTTCGCAGCATCGGACAGCACCAGAAGGGCCCGGTGATCCTGGATGCCCCGCACGTCCTCCGGGCTGAGCCCGTAGTGCGCGCCTGCGGCCTCGGCCTTCGCGAAGAAGGCGTTGTGCCCCTCGGGCGTCCGGAGCTCCGGAACCTTGGACTGGAGCGTCCGATACTCGGTGGCGAGCGCCTCGCGGTGCGCCGTCTGGGCCTGCTCGTCCGCGGCCTGCCGCTCCTGGTCGGAACCGGCGTTGGCGGTCTTGCGTGCGTCGGCCAGCTCCTGGAGCTTGCCCATCGCGGCCTTGTAGGCGCGATCCTGCTGCATGTAGCCGACGACGTCCGTGTCGATCAGCGCGGGGTCCGGCTCCGGGGGGAGGTGGGCCTTCACGATGTCGGTGGCGAGGTCGAGGATCGACGCGAGTTGCTGGCGGTCGTTCGTGACGGAGGTGCGCTCGGCCTGGAGGGCTTGGCGCTCGGCCGCCACCTCCTGGGTCTTGCGCGTGTAATCGGCCTGGCGGAGGTAGCCGTTCTGCACTTCCTGGAGGGGTATCGCCTTCCCGTCGATGACGACGGTCTGGGGTCCCTCGGCGGTCGGCTCGGGCTGCTCGGGTTCGGCCGTCGGCTCGCCTTCGGCGGTCGGCTCGGGGGACAGATCGTCCTCCGGCTCGCCCTCGACGGGGGCCTCTTCGTTGGCGCCGGGCTCGGTGCCGCCCTCGGGGTGCTCCTCGGGGGAGTCCTCGGCCAGCTCGAACGCGTCGTCGGGAACAAGGTCCGCGGCTGCGGACATGTCGAGTTCACCAGTCTCGGCCGGGGCCGAGGTGTTGGCATCGCTCATCGGTCAACTTTCAGGAGTGGGTGGCCCCGCCCTCAGGCGAAGGAGGGCCCGGGGCGGTCGCTCAGCGCGGCGTTGGTCACGATGGACTCGACGTGCCGGCGGACGGCTCTGACGGCCTGGATGAGGGCCGTGTGTTCGATAAGCGCGGCCGGATCGGCCACGTTGGCGCGGGCGAGGGCGTCGACGGCACCGGCCTCGATCTCACCCAGCGCCTCGACGAAGGTCTCGTCGGCGAGGAGGGCCTGCGCACGCAGCGCGCGGGACACGGGATCGCGGTCGCTCATCCCTGCCTCGGAATGTCGGTCTGGGCCGGCGAGTGCATCCCCGCCAGGATCTCGGTGCCCTTCAGCTGCGCTTCGAGGTTCATCTCCTCGCGGCGCAGGGCGAAGTCGCGGTTCACGCGATCACGCTCCAGATCACCTTCCGCGACCATGCGCTCGCGCTCGATCTGGATGTGCGCTTCGGCTCGGGTGCGGTCGCCCTCGACCTGCGCGGCGATCTTCTGCTGGTCGCCCTGCACCTGGGCCTGGATCTTGGCGACCTCAGCCTCGGCGCGGGGATCCTGCTGCTGCGGACGGCTCGCCATCCACTTCGCGAAGTCCTCGTCCGACACGTCGGCAAAGTAGGTCTCGGGCGCCTTGAGCCCGGACGCCTCGACCATCTTGTGCAGGGTCTTCACGTACATGGAGGGCGTCACGACCGGGTTATCCGGGCCGAGCGTCTGGATAATCTTCTCCTGCCGGGCCGCGACACCGGCCAGCATGGTCAGGTCCCGCTCGCGCGAGCCGGTGCCCATGCCGATGTTGACCTCGACGTCCATCGACGCGTTCCATGCGCGCGGGTCGAACTCCACCCACTGGTCCCGGAGCCGGATCGTCCGCGGCCGATCCTGATTGCGCACGATGATGCGCAGGATCTTCGCGAACAGCTTCTTCACGCCGAGCTTCGCCATGTTGCGGGCGATCAGCTCGACGCGGGCGTAGCTCGCATCGTGCTCCAGCTGCTCGGCGGTGGCCGTCTGCGGCTCCAGGGCGGTCGCGTCGAGCGAGGCGGTCGCACCTGAGACGCCGGTGCGGCGCTGGGCGATGCCGTCCACGGCCTGGATCGCGACGAGGATCTTGTCGGCGATCTGCGGGGTGACGACGTCCCGGACCGCCCCGGCCTTCTTCACGCGGATCACGCCGCCGAAGGTCGGGTTCAGCACCTCGTCCGGATTGATGATGTCGTCCTGGACCGCCTCGCGCTGCGGGCGGTTCTGGGCGTACGTGTTGTCGAGGACGCCCCGCCAGAGCGAGGTCTTCACCCGCATCAGGTCCATCACGTCGTCGGCGATGGAGCGGCCCATCCAGCGATGCGGCACCACCTGCGGGGTCAGGTCCGCGAACGGGCGATCGTCACTCCACTCCTCGTTCTTGAGGAGCTTGCGCCCGCCCGCCCCGCCGGCCGTGACGACCTTCCGGGATTCCGCGATGCCGTCGCCATCGCAATCGGCGAAAACGTAGGCCTCGACGATGTCGATCTCGGTGTTCGCGCCCGAGCCTTCGGCGCCGACACCGGCATCCTGCTCGCGGTCGACCGTCTCCGACGGCGCACCATCGGAGGCCGGCAGCGACCACACCAGCTCGCGCTTGTAGCCCTGCTTGAGCAGGTCCGACCGGGTCAGCTTCGTGCGGTGCCAGACGCACCGGGCCGTGTCGACCGACTTCCCTCGGCGCGAGATGCCGAAGTCCTCCGGGGGCACGTTCTCGATCACCAGCCGGCCGGACGAGGTGCGGCGGCGGATCTTCACATCGTGCAGCGGCAGCGGCACCGACTGACCCGTGGCCGGATCCTGCACCATCTGCGGGCGCTCGGCGTAGCCGACCACCTCGACGTCGGGATCGTCGAACAGGATGACGAGCTGCTCGTCGGAGAGACCGGTGAACTCCTCGGCCTCCGTCTCCGGCGTCGGGTCCCAGTAGGCCTTCACGATGCCGTTGCGGACCTGAAGGGCGTCCATGATCCAGGTGAGCAGGATCAGGTAGCCGTCGCAGTCGTTCGCCCAGACATGGTTGACGTAGTCCGTGGCCTGATCGGCGCCCTTCTCGTCGCCAGGGCGGGCCGGGCTGTAGACCGCGACGCGGTCCGAGCCGTCGAACACCCGCATCAGGCCGGGCAGCATGGTCCCGATGATGTCGGACACGTCGCGGGACACGACGGACGACCGGCCCTTCTCAGCCGGGAGATCTCGCACGACGCCGTCGAAGTACTCCAGCGCTGTCTCGCGATCGCCCTTGGCCGAGCCGGTGCGACGCTCGCCGTTGGCGGTGAGGTCGTTGTCGAACGACACGCCGCCGGCGATCTCCTCGTCGATCAGGCGCAGCAGATCGCTGTCGCTGACCGCATCGGTGCGCGCCATCGAGGATCCTGCAGATTGTAGAGGGGGCAGCGAGACGGGGCAGCGCCCGCACGTCTCGCGACGGATAGTCCTTTGGGCGTGTTCGCCCGTCGGGTCAAGCGGTCACGAGATCCAGGCGGTGCTCGGCGTGCCCCAGTTCTGGGGCTTGGCCTCGATCACCGGCTCGGCGAAGGTCAGGGCGACGGCGTCCCAGAGATCCGGCGAGGGGATGCCCATCGAGCGCATCTTCTCCTTCGACCAGAGCTGGATGTACCCGCGGCTGTTGTGGCTGTAGCCGGTGGAGCAGGCATCGGCCTGCAGCTCGTCGTCATCCGGCAGGTCGACGCCGGCCGGGTCCATCAGCCAGTCGAGCGAGTTGAGCCAGATCTCCGCGCGGCGGTTCAGCGGGCCGGGCAGCTCCTCGTCCGTGGTCGGCGAGACCCGCGCCGGCTGGAGGGGCGCGCCGCCGAAGTTCACCGGCACGACGATGTTTCGGCCCTCGGGGCCGTACCCGCGCTCGACCAGGATGTCGTAGACGCCTGCGCCGTAGCCGCCGGTCACGTCGATGAAGCACTTGATCGGGCCGTCCCGGTCAATGTGGCCGGCGACGTAGTTCGCGCTCTCCGGGATCGACAGGCCGGGCTTGCCGCCGGCCCAGAGCACCTTGCGGCCGCGGCGCTTGGCTAGCGCGTGCCGATCGCCGCCCTGGTGCGCCGGATCGTACCCGAACACGAGGGGGCCCGAGGGCTGCACGGTGCGCTTGCGGGCGGCCACGACCAGCTTCGAGCTGATGAGGCCGTTGGTGTTCGCCATCTGGAAGGCCTCGGCCGCGTTGGCGGGGTATTCCTGCCGGAACAGGGTCTCGCCCAGGTCCGCGATCTTCCGGCGCCGCCAGAACATCTGCTCCGCGTCGAGCCCGTAGGCCTCCGCGTAATCGAGCTCGGACTCGCCCTGCTCGTCCGGATCAGGCGACAAGTCGAAGTCGGGCGGAGGCGCCTTCCGATACTCGTCCTGCCAGAACCAGGGCACGAAGATCGCCTGGAACTCGCTCTCGCCGCGCTCGGCCTTGCGCCACTGCTGGTGGAAGTAGTTCCCGACCCCGTTGGCCGTGCTCTCCAGGATCACCTCGGTGCCCGGCTCGTCGGCGATGGCCTGCAGGATGCCCGAGGCATGGCTCTGCGCGTGCGGCCAGAACCCGACCTCCGAGCCGTGGAAGAGCTGGAGCGTGTTGCCGCGACCGACCGCCTTCGAGCCGGCCGTGCCGACCTTGTAGCCGCTGTCCAGGCGATCGAAGAGCAGCTCCTTCGCGTTCGCCGCGCCGGCCGACGGGCGCACCAGCGACGGGCAGTGCTCGTGATAGCGCGAGACCATCTCGAACAGCGCGGCCGTGGAGTCGTCCTGGTGCGTCAGGATGAAGGTGCGGACGCCGCGCTTGTGGGTCGTGCGCCAGAAGAACCGGCCGCCGATGTACGTCGAGGCGCCCTGCTGCCGGCCCTTCAGGATCAGCGCCCGGACGCTCCCCGACGTGCGCAGCTGATCCTGAAGGCGCTCGTGGATGTACCGCTGCGCCCGGTTGAGCGTGAACGGGACGATCTTGCCCGACTTCGTGCGGATGCGCAGACAGCGAGGCGCGTAATGCTCGAAGTCGTCCTTCAGGCGCTGGCGGATCTCGCGCTCGCGCTCACTCAAGGTCGCCGAGAGCGTCCTCGTGGCTGCGGACGGTGTGATTGGCATCGATCCGCTGGCGGTTGGTGAAGACGTCGCCGACCTCCTTCGCCGCCTGGACGACGAGCTGGGCGGCCAAGGCGATGTTGCCCTGTGTCTCGGCGCGATCGGCGAGGCGCTGGAGCGTCCGGAGGCGGGTCACGCGGTGCGAGATGCCGATCGACGCCGTGTCCTCAAGGAAGGCCTCGCGCGTGACGCGGAACAGCTCCCGGAACTGCTCGCCGAGGTTCTGGCCCGCCCGGCGCTCCGGGTTGTAGGACTCGACCTGTTGCGGGGAGACGGTCTCGCCGAACTCGACCTTGACCGCCTTCACCACCACGGAGGGCGGGTCGAAGCACGCAAGCTGCTGGACGATGAAGGTTTTCACCTCATCCGAGAGCGCGTTCACGGCTGCGATTCCGTCAATCCAGGATCAAACTCGGCGCCCGCAGGTGCCGCACGCGCCGACGATGTCCGCCTCGCACACGATCGGGGGCCGGTTGGCCGCCTCGACCAGCGCCGCGGTCTGGCCCGCCGCCGCGCCGACGCCGTAGCGGGCGACGACGCCGACGAACTCCTCGACGTCGTGGCCGCGCATCGTGAAGATCGGCCGGCCGGTCGCCTTCGAGAACCGCGGGGCGCCCCAGGCGTCCTTCGCCTGCGCGCAGTGATACAGCTCGTGCTCGACGAGGGAGCAGAACGTGGCGTCGTCGGCCTGGTCCGCGAAGCCCGCGTCGAGCGTGATCATGAAATCCGGGACGAGGCCGAACCACGCCTCGACCTGCTGGAAGAACCGGGCCCGGGCCCACTTCCCGCCCTGGATGGACGGGATCTCGGCCTGCCCGACGACACCGTTCCCGCCGCGCGCGTTCGGCACGGACGTCCACATGAAGCCGAGCGTGGCCTCGCGAAGGTGCGCGTGCTCCTCGTTCAGCAGTACCGCGTCCTCGCTGATGAAGGCGGCGCGGGCCCAGGCCTCCAGCTCGAGCGCCGGCTCGAACGGCAGCGCCGTGAACGCGCCTTCCTGGCCGAGGAGGCGCTCCGGCGGGCGAGGGCGGTCGAGGTTCACGCGCCGACCATCCCGTCGACCGCGACGCAGCGCGCCGACAGCGTGCGGCCGCGCGGCGCCTCGCCGAACTGCTCGATGGTGGAGGCGTGGCCCTCGCAGGCGAAGCGGCCGAGCCAGCGCCGGCCGGAGACCGGGAGCAGGCGGCAGTCGGCGCCGCGGCAGGCGCGGACCTCGATGCGGTAGCCGACCGTCGCGGCCTGCGCGGGGCGGTCGAACACCCACACCCAGGCCCAGCCGGCGACGAGCACCAGCAGGATGCCGGCGGCGTGCCGGAAGCCAGCGATCCCGCGCATCAGTGCTTGGCCCGGGACGGCATGTCGCCGAAGAGCAGGGTTAGGCGCTCGGCCGAGACGCGCACGTCGTCGGGCGTGGCCAGCCGGGAGAGGCCGATGATGGCCGGGCGGCGCGGGCGCAGGGCCGCCGCGGCGATGCCGGCCAGCAAGATGGCGGCGCAGAGGCGAGGCATCGTCATCGGCCCTGGCGGACGCCGAAGCACCGCAGCGCTTCGTCGTAGGACAGCTTCGGGACCGGGCCGCCCGGAGCGCCGAGATCGGGGCCGGCCGTCAGCTCGCGCTCGCCGCGGTGGACGATCGGCGCGGGCGCGGCCGGCTCGCCGCGGAGCAGCCAGCGGAGGACGAGGCGCTTCAGCATGACCGGGCCCGCAGCATCGCCATGGAGCGGCGGACCTCGAACTCGCCGGCCCGGGCCTCGTCGAACGGGGTCTCGGCCGGGAGCTGGACCGGCGCCGGGATCAGACCTTGGCGGCGGAGGTGGTCGCCGTAGGCCTGGGCTGCCGGATCGCGCTGGAGGCGCTGCGCATGGCGAAGCGCTCGGTCGGCGTCGGCCGCGGTGAACTCGGCCCCGGTGCGCATCAGGCGATGCCGAGGCGCTTGTGCGAGATGCGGCGCCAGCCCTTGGTCGGGTGCAGCACCATGGTGGCGCCCGGCACCTCGCGGGTGGCGGCGATGCGCTTCGGCGCGATCGCGTTCCAGGCGGCCACGACGTTCGCCATGTGGAGCGCGGCGACGCCGGACAGCGACGTCCGGCCGATGAGCGCGGCGACGCGCGCCTCCTGAAGGGAGGCGTGAAGCTTCGAGATGACCATGTGGAGCTTTCGTCAGCCGATGATCGCGGCGTGGGCGCCCGGCTGCAGGACGTGCGTCTCGGTCCCGTTCCAGCGGAACAGGTACTCGATCGCGCCGCGATATTTCGGGTTGTCGGTCACGTACGCGACCGTGGAGACGGCCCAGCGGCCGCCCTTCGGCGCCAAGATGCCCTCGGCATTCAAGCCGTCAGCGATGGCTTGGAGCGTCCGCTTGCGCCGGCGCTCCTGGTAGATCCGGCGGACGATGCGCGCCTGCTCCGGCACGACCCGAAGGCCGCCCTCCAGATCCTTCGTGTAGCCGTAGGGCGCCTGCCCCCCGGCGAAACCGCCCTTGCCCGCCTTGGCCACCCGGCCGCCGGCGGTCCGGTCCCGGATCACGAACCGCTCATTCTCCGCCATGCCGGCGAAGATGGCGAAGAAGGTCCGCCCCATCGGGTTCGAGGTGTCGATCACCGATTCCGTGACCGACCGAAAGGCGACCTCATGCTGCTCGGCGAGATCCGAGACCGTCGTCATCGCGTGGCGGATGTCGCGGGACAGCCGGTCGATCTTCGCCACCAGCAGCACGTCGAAGGCCTTGGCCCCGGCGAGCTCCAGCGCCTGCCCGAAGGCGGGGCGATCGGCGGGCCGGGTCGCGCCCGAGACGCCCGGGTCGGTGAGGACCTCGATCAGCTCGTAGCCCTGGCTCTCGGCGAAGGAGCGGACCGCCTTCTCCTGCGCCTCAAGCCCGTGGCCGGTCGCGGCCTGCTCTTCCGTCGAGACCCGGAGGTACCCGAGCGCCCGGACGGCGCTGGCTGCCTTCGTGTCGGTCTGGATTTTATTCCGGGCCCGCTGGCGGCCCACACGGCGTGAGCCCGAAACCACCTGCAAGCCTCTGATTTAGCTGATTTTTTAGCGTCTAAGTGGCCGATATTTCCAAGATCTCAGGAGACCTTGGAAATGGCCTCGAAATCAGGCCGCCCGGCGCCGCCTCGCGACGGTGAACGGCTTGCCCTTCGTGCTCTGCCCGGAGGCGCCGAAGGTGCGCTTCTCGACGGTGCCGATGAGGGGCCGGAGCTGGCGGATCAGCGACCGGATGCGCCGGCAGTGATGATCGCGGGCTTCGAGGTCGACGTCCTGGCGCCCAGTCGCGCGCAGGCGGCAGAGCGCGAGGCTCTCCTCCTCGATCGCGGTGACGATAGCGTGGGCGCTCATCGGGGACCGATCATGACATGGAACACCGCCCGCGTCTCACGGGGCAACGCCTAAGCTGTTGAGCGGGTTCGGAGATAGGGGGGCGCTGGCTGGAACGGCAGGGCTCGAACCTGCGACCCTCGCCTTAACAGGGCGGTGCTCTACCGGCTGAGCTACATTCCAACGCCGGACACAAGAATGCCCGGCACCTTGCGGCCCGGGCATGTGTCTCGCGACGTTGGCGTTTTGCCGGGTTTCGCCCGACGGGTCAAGGCATCGGCTGGACCAACTCGGCACCGGTTCCCTTGATCAGACGCATCACCTCATCCAAGCTTTCCCGAACCGCGATATACGGGCTATTCGGATTTAGCTGTTGAAGCGACACGGGGCACCTTCCAGCACGGGATGTGGAGAGAGACGCAGTTCGGACAGACGCGGGGATGCCATCCGACTCCCATCATCGGGATGTCCTGAGGATCGAAGCGTCGCAGGCATTCCTCGCAAACAGCCACCGGCCTCGACAGGCGTGGAGCGAACAGGGCCCGCGCGCGGATCTGCTTGAAGTGGTAGCCCCGGCCTGCCCGGTTCGCGATCTTGACGATGCCGTTCAGCGCCTCGGTCGTGGCGTTGGTCTGCCGGTGGTCGAAGTAGGCGAATACCTCGGCGTGCCAGTTCTCGACGGTCCGGCAGAACTCGCCGAACTCCTCCGCGACGCTCGGCCGGATGCCAGCCTTCATCTCGGCGAACAACTCCTCGGCGGTCGCCCGATCCGGCGCGTGCCACAGCCCGTAGAACATCTCCTTCATCTCCCATGCGTCGTTCAGCACGGGGTTGTTCTTGAGCCAGCCGTCGAGGACGAAGGCCGCACGGGGCTTTAGGTTTTCGCGATGGGTCAGGAGCAGGCGGCGCCCTCGGAGAGCCTTCCTGCGCTGTGCTCGGGTTAGGTTCCTGGCTAGCCTGTTCCGGACCTTATCGACCGCCTCGCCGATCTTCTTCTGAACGTGCCACTTGTCGGCCACGACCACGGCGTTGGGCAGGGCGGCGTAGGTCGCCTGTCGGTAGGCGTTCCACATGTCGGTCGTGACGACGCGGACACGCTCGCGAGCCGGCAGCCAGGACAGCCAGTGGTGAACCAGATCGGCCGACCGATCGGGCAGGATGTCGAGAATTCTGCCGTGCCCCACGTCGATCATGATGGCGCGCGGGGCGCCCTGTAGCACCAGCTCATCAATGCCTAGGACCAGCGGCGCGTAGACCTTGTGGTTGGCCTCCCGCTCGGCGTTGGCCTCGTCCACGATCTGCCGGACGGTCTTCTCTTGGATGCCGAGCGTCCTGGCGACCGAGAGGTTCGTATCGTAGAGGGTCTGTTCCGCCACATACTCCACCGCCCGCTTCGTCAGGGCGCGGACGGGGTGCATATCGGGCAGGGGCTGCATGAAGGTCGCGCCGCACTCCCGGCAGCGAAGCCTCTGCTTCTCCACGACAATTATGGTCTTCCGGCCGTGGACCGGGGCGTCCAGGTACTCGGTCGGGATGGTGGCCCACTTGTAGAGCCGGCCGACTGAGCCGCACTTCGGACAAGCCTCCGGCAGCACGTCGTAGCGTGCGCGGATCCGGTACTCCTTGCGGCTTGGCTGCTCCACGGCGTCAACCGTCCAGTCGTTCAGATACAGCGCGTTGTTCATGCCGGCCCTCGCCGGGCGGCCTTAGATGGTTCGGATTAAAGTGTGGAGTCCGGCCATCCCATCTTACCTGTTAGTGCCTACCCCAGTGGGGCGGTTCGGTTGATCCAAGACTGCCCTTAGCTCCGGCGTCATGACGCCGACGCCGTAGCAGTGAGGGCAGACGCCTAAATTGGCCGGGAAGTGATAGCCTTGCCCATCGCACTCTTCGCAGATCATTAGTTGCCCGACTTGCAGACGAGCGAGGATCTCACGTTCCTGGCTGGTGCAGCCTCTCTGTAAATAAACCATGTCGATGCACTCGCGAGTTAATCACATCGAATGGCCGCCAGACTCTCGAAGTCCTCGCTGCGCCAGCCAAGCCCGCATCGCCCTGATCTCCGCATCCTGATTAGTCATGATCCTGAGGGCCAGAGATTTAGCGAACGGATTTCTTCCAGACGCTATCTCTTGGTGGGCCATCCGAACCGCCATTTCATGGTGAGGGATCATTCCTTGGATGAAACGGATGTCGGACTCATTGTAGTCGATCATTTTTCATGCCTTTCAGTGTCGCGCCGGATATGATGGATTGTGTACACCGCCGCCATTGATCATTCCGTGAATGGTCGATTGCAGGCTATGTCATAAAGCTTGACCCACAATGGCTTTCTGCCGCGTATGCGGTAGCCTTTAATCCAATCCTCCAACCCCCTGTTTGTGCCTTGAGCGATTGCAAGCTCTGTATTGAGCCGAATAATCTCGGCCTCAAGCTCGCGAACGCGCTCGTCAGCCCGTTCGTTGGCTGTATTGAAACCGTCCTGATAATCGGCTGAATGCTGGCCGCCCGTATTTTCCGGCACGTCCTTGTTGGGCCAGAGACAGACAATCGCGTGAGGCGGCTCAGCCGGTAGTTCTTCGTATGGAAGAAGCACTTCCAGCGCTTTCAAATCCGCCGCCAAGTCGTCCCAGTCCTCACGGTTGACGGCAAGAGGGAGCCAGTCATGGTGCCCTGTATTGTCAACGAGCGCCCATGCCGAACGGACTACGGCCAAAACTGCCGCATATGCTACCGGGTTGGCCTTGACCGAATTGCTCACCTCAGTGCTCCATGATTAGAGCACCTGAGGTGCTCAGGAGAGACAGAGGCGTCGGGATGCTGCCGCCCTCCGCATCGAACCACTCCTCGTAGCCGTCAGGCTCGCAGCCGGCGCAGCGCTCCTCAACGAGGGCGACGGCCTTCGTCAGATCGGGGTTGTCCAGCTTGTCGATGGTCCGCTCTGACAGGCAGGCCGGGCAGCGTTGGAGGATGAAGCGCATCATGGCAATTCAACACCAAAATCCGAACGGATCTTAGCACGTCATGGGCGCGTTTCAACACTCAAATCCGAATAGCCATATACGAAGTGCCCTTCTCGTCGGTGGCCGTCGTGTAGATCGTCGCGCCGCCCTGACCAGAAGAGCCAACTCTAATGATGTGATCAATATTAACCCATGTTGGGCCCGGTGCCCGTGTGACCTTAATCCAGCCCATGCCTACCTCCGTTCCGACGCCCCCATGCTGGCGCATCGGCCGGCTGGTGTCACGGGGACCGAGGGTATGGTCCACGCCATGCGGCATAGAACGCCTCGTCGCGCACCCACGTCTCCTCGAACGTCACCGTCGAGTCGAGCACGCGCTTCCAGAAGCGGTGCGCTGCCGGCGTCTGTGCCGCCAGCATCCGGTCGGCCGCGAAGCGGTTGAGGCGCTCGTACCGAACGCGTGGCCGCTCAACCCGCCGCATGCCCAGCGGCGGATAGACCGCAAGGTGTCCGCTGCACACGCCCTCAGGCCTCCCCGCCGACCCGGCACCGCGCCGCCACGATGTCCCGCACCCGCCCGCGCCCAGCGACGGCTCGCTGGACGTCCGGCCGGGCCTGCGGGGCGTAGCGCGCCTCCTCGGTGCCCCAGTACTGGCCTTGGCCGGCCGGGACGGCACGACCCTGCGCATCGGTCTCCTCGCCAGTCTTCTGGCCCTGGAAGAACCGCTCCTGCACGTTCGCCACGCCCTCGGCCGCGAAGTCCTCGTCGAGGTTCTCCATCAGGATCCGGAAGTGCGCGGCGATCTGGCTGGTGCCGCGGTCGCCGCCCTTGCCGCGGGACTCGGCGAACTGCGCGAAGGTCTGCCGGCCGGTGAGCACCTCGTGGAGGAATCGAGCGCCGGGCACGCCGACGGCGCGGACGACCTTGTCCTTCAGCTTCGCCACCAGCCGGGCGTCGTCGATCGCGTAGATGACCGACAGTTCGTGCGCGATGGTCATGTCCTTCGAGCCGCGGACGCCGAAGTCCATGGAGCCGAGCCGGGCGCCGGAGGCGCGCTCGAAGATGGCCTGGACCTGGCGCCCGACCTCGTACTGCGAGACGGTGAGCCGCCCGTGCGAGCGCTCCATCTCCAGCACATCGACCCGGCGGTTGACCGAGGCGAGCGAACGGCCGCCCGGGGTCCACGGATCGTCGACCGCGATGGCCGCCGTCTGGATCGGCCCGCGCTTGCCCCGGACCGGCTTCGACAGGTCGGTGCGCGGGTCGAAGGCGCCGGCATGGTCGTACCGGTCGCCGCGCGGATCCCGGCGCCGCTCTGGCTTGGCCGCGCGCACGTGGGTGTGGTTGGCCGGCGAGCCGGCGAGGGTGATGGCCTTGGTCCTGGACGCTGCCACGGTGGTGCCCCTTGAGGCGGTCGACCTTCCGTCGATCCGTGACACCTGATCTGCGTCCCGTTTTTGGACACACGCAAGCGTGATCTATGCCTGCGTCACTCCGGCGTGCCCGTGACCTTTGCGTTCCAGGCATCGGCGAGGCGGTGGCAGGCGCGCTTCCTACGGCGGTCGAAGGTGCGCCGCTGGACGCCGACCTCGGCGCAGTAATCGGTCACCGTGCCGCCCGGGACCTCGCGCAGCAGCCGGAGCCGCCGGTGCCGCCGGATCCGCCGTCGAGCCTTCGACCGGGCCCAGGTGAGCAGCGCGATCCGCTCCGGACTCCCGACGCCCAGGACCTCGGCGGAGAAGACGATCCAGTCGAACGTCGCGCGCATTTCCTGCGGATCGTTCGGTTGAAGCCGGTTCGGCCGCACGCTGAAGATGCCCGAGCTGGTGAACGCCATGAACGCCGCTACCAGCCACCGCTCCACATCCGCGCACGTCATGGCCGGCGGGTCAGGGCCTTCGATCCTCAGCGGGTTCGCCATCAGCACCGGGTACGCGCTCTCCTCACGCGGCCGAGCGGCCGAAGAGGTCAGATGCCGGCGGATCGGCCCGGGCGGGCTCAGCCGGCATCACAGGCACCGCGGCCCGCGCCTCGACGATCGCGAGGCACTCCCGGTCGCCACACGACCACAGGCCGTCCGAGCGATTCCGGAAGCATCCGAATCCGAACGAGGCGCCGAACACACCGCACTCGGCGCAGACGTGCTCGGCCGGCGGCTCGCGCTCAGCCTCGACCGCCTTCCGCGCGGCCTCGCGGTCGCGCAGCTCGGCCTTCCGCGCGGCCTCGCGGTCGCGCAGCTCGGCCTTCCAGAGATCGGGGCGCCGGCTCACGGTGCGCCTCCCGTGAGGCCCTGGCGCTGGTCGAGGCGAGCCATTAGCCGGCCGATGTCCGGACCATGGCCGGTTGCGCGGAGCCGGGCGAGGTCCTCGTCCAGCTTCGCCCGCTGCGCCCGGGCGATCTCGGCCGGCGTCTCGGCGCGACGGCGCTCGGGCTCGGCCTGCCGCATGCGCTGCAGGTGCGCCTCGGCCACCTTCGCGACCTCCGCGCGCTGCTCCGCCGTCGGCACGTCGTAGACCTCGGCCTCCAGCACGCGCCGGATGTGCAGGAGCCGCGTCCGGAGCGGGATCAAGCCATCGCGCACCTCCGCGGCGAACTCGGCCGGCGAGGGACGGAATCGCTTCGACCAGGGCAGGAGCGTCTCGCCGGAACGGAAGCGCTCGGCTGCCGCGTGAATCGCCGCCAGCGGGAGCCCTTTCGCGGCAGAGATGTACTCCGCAATGAGCTTGTCGTTCTCCTCGTCATCACGCCCGCGCCCCTGCTCGAATCCGAGCAGCACCCGGGTCACGATCGCGTCGACAGCCACACGGTCCGGCGAGATCTGCTCGCGTCCACGAGCCTCCTCCCGCCAAGGCGCAAGTTCAGCCACCAGCCGCTCGGAGACGTCGCAAAGCGCTCGACGCTCGGCTGTCGTGACCGCCCTGTCCCGCCGCACGCAGTATCGCGTCGGATGGACGGGATGGGCCTCCAGACAGCCATGAAACGCCTCGATCCTCGCCACGGCTGGGCTCGGCAGCGGGGCTGTTAGCGTCGACGGAAGGCGGCTCGACATCGAAAGCTCCCTGCTGGGACTGTTGGTGGAGGCGGATCAGACGACCGGCGAGACCGGTCGGGCGTTCGGCGGGGCGGCGAGGTGCCGGAAGACGGTCCTGCTCCTCGCGGCGCTTTCGCAGGCGGATCTCGACCCAGCTCGAGAAGTCAGCGAGCTCGCGGCCGTCGGCGTCCTCGATGACGCTGAGCACGAAGACCGCTTCGTCCCGGGCGATCGACAGCCAGTGGCCCATGAGCTTGCGGGCGAGGTCGACCGGCCGGGAGGTGTTGGAGCAGATCAGCGCCACGCCGCGCTCGACGGCGGCGAAGCGGTCAGCCTTGCCCTTCGCGATCAGGTCGGCGTTCGAGCCCGCTGTCTCGCCACCACCGTCCAGCGCTCGCGCACCGCGGGCAGCATCACTGACCTGACGGTTCCCTTGGTGGTTCAGTGACGGTTCAAACGTAGTGAGCCCGGCACCTCGTGCCGGTTGCTTGGAACGAGGTGCCGGTTGATCGGAACGACGTGCCGGTTGCTCACCATCAGCCGGCATCTCGTGCCGGTTGAGCGGTTCGCCCATGCTCAGGACCAGGATGTCCGAGGCCCGGGTGCCATCCTTGCGGCGACGCTCCCGCCGCTCGACCAGTTTAGCGTCGACCAGAGCGGCGATGGCGTTCCGTACGGCCCGGACCGAAAACTCCGTGTCCTCGGCAAGCTGCTCCTGCGAGGGCCACGCTTGGCCGTTCGCATCCGCGTAGTCAGCGATTGCCACCAGGACCGCCTTGAGGGTCCCGCTCCCTGTCCGGGCCCGCTTGGCCCATGCGTGTGCCTGCACCGACATGGCCGCTACTCCGCCGCCATTGGCATCGGTCCGGGCGCGTGGTCGGCCTCGGTGAAATCTTCCCAGGACATGCGGCTGAGCTGCGTCGGGCCGCGGTGGGAGAGGTCCCAGACGAACCAAGCGAAGGCCATGTTCGAGGACGCCTTCGGGCCCTCCCAGCCGTCGCGGTGCATCATCGGCAGGCGCTTGCGGAAGCAATGCACCCGGGCCAGCGTGCCGGTATCGAGAATCGAGCCGCGGGAGATGCTCTCGTAGAACGAGAACCGGAGCAGCATCATCACGCGCGGGCAGAGCCGCACCGCGTGTTCCACGAAGGCGCGGGCGTCCTTGTAGGGCGGGTTCGTGACGATGCAGTCGATGCCCTCAGGCGCCGCGTCGAACTTCAGGAAGTCGCGGCCAGAGACCTGCCCCTCCCAGCCATAGTCGACGAGGTCGGTGGCCAGGACCTCGTGCCCGCCCGCGCACAGCTCGCGCACGATGGCGCCGGGCCCGCAGGCCGGCTCCCAGATGCGCCGCGGCATCCACTCGATCGCCATCAGCGCGCGCACGGCGACGGCCGGCGTCTCGTAGAGGTCGTTCCCGCGCTCCGAGAGCGCGTGCGCCTTGTTCTCGCGATGGGTCACGACGCGGACCTCCGGCGGAACGAGGATTCGGCGCTGGTGCGCACGACGAGGGAGATGCTGCCGTAGAGCGCGCGGCCCGCGAGGATGGGGAGGTGCCATGTCATGCCACCGCCTCCAGCGGAGGGCGTACGGGGGCGATCGGCTCCAGGGCGGCGCCGTCGGACAAGCCGCGCACGGTGGCGGCGACCTCGTCGTGCTCGGCGTGCCACTCCAGCAGGGCCCGAACGGCGTTCCGGTCGTTGTCGATGACGCCGTGCCGCTGGAGCAGGTCGGAGATCGCCTTCACCGAGTTGTCGAGATCCATGCGGGACGTGCGCGGCACGGCCAGCAGCAGGACGTACGGGCCCGGCACCCGACCGGGTCGCTGCGCCTGGAGGCGCCAGCCGGCACCGTCGATCCAAGCTCGGTAGACGTCGGAGCGGTGCGGCCCCTTCCCCCCGCCATGCCGGTAGAGGGCATTCACCGAAGGCGGTACCGGCAGGAGCACGGTCACGGAATCGACCACGCGGCGGCCGGGCGGCGCGAACACGGGGCCATGAGAGACGGGCGGGCGGCGCATGGCGATCACCGGCTCTTCACGATGGCATCTTCGAGGTCGATCTGCGCTCCCGCCGCGCGCATGCTCTTGGCGGCCTTCCGCAGGATCGGACCAGCATCGCGACCAACCGTGACGGTGACGCCCTCCATGCTGCCGAAGGCCTGCTGGAGGCGGTCGCCGATCTCGGCACGCAGCGCGCGCTCCGCGCCGGCACGCCCCCCAAGATCGCGCGAGACCGCGGCGCGGCCGAGCGGCGTGTCCGCCAGCATGCCGAGCGCCTGCATGTAGAGCTCGAGGATCGCCTCCTGCTCCTGGCGCTCGGAGTGATCCTGCTTGCGGATGCGGAGGATGGTCCGCATGGCCTTCGTGTCGAAGCCGCGACCCTTGGCTTCGGCGAACACCTCTTTGATGTCGCCGTGGATGCCGGCCTTCTCCTCCTCCAGCCGTTCGAGCCGCTCGATGAACTGTCGAAGTTCATCCGCGGCGACGCCATCAGCGGCCGAGACTTGATCGGGCGAAGATCTTGTGGCCTTCATAGCTCAACCCATCGCAGGGGATTTCATCGTCCGCCCGGTCTGTTCGCGCAGGCCGGGCGGTTCTCGGTTCGGGATCAGGGGTGCGGGCGGTTTCCCGGCAGGCGCGGGTCGCGGCTGCTGTGCCGGGGCACCCGCGGCTCCTCGACGACGGGCGAGCGATCGCCGAGCGGCGCGTGGAGCTGCTGCTGCGCGGGCGCCGGCGTCTTCTCGGCCAGCATCTCCGCCATCCGCTCGGCCCAGATGAGGAGCGTGAGCAGCCCGTTCCGCACCAGCACGTTCGCGGCGGTAGACGACACGTGCTTCTCGACGCCCTCGCGTAGGGTCGCGAAGTGCGCCGGCAGGGTGGTGACGAAGGCGCCGTCGGACATGTTCAGGCCGCCGCCAGCCGCTCGCGGAGCAGGTAGCCCTCGAAGGCCCAGATCTGCCGGAACGCGTCGTCGTAGGCGTACCGCTCGCCGAGCGCCTGGCTGTAGTTCTCGGGCGAGGCGCAGGCCGACTTCCCGACGATCGTGAAGCCGTTCGCCAGCGTCAGGATGCAGATCGTGAGCGTCTTGGAGCGGAAGTACTCCGCGCTCGCGACCTTGGCCTCCAGGCTCTCCAGGGTAACCCGCGGCGCCGGGGCGGCGGACAGGCCGGCATCGGCCTCGGCGCGGGTGATCGCCGGCTTGCCGGTGGCGTCGGCCTCGCGGGACGCCGGCATGTAGGACGCCGCGAAGATGTCCGGCTTGCAGGGGTACAGCTCGCCCTTCACGCCGCGGATGATCCAGTCGCCGACCTCCGCGCGCATCGTCCCCTCAAGGGTCGCGACGTAGATGCTGGTGCCGTCGTGGGTCACGACGACCTTGTCGCCCGATCCATTTGCCCAGTCGCAGAGCAGGCTCATGTGCGAGCCGTCGTCGTTGTTCGTCTCGAACTGCCGGGCTTCGATCGTGACCGGCTTCTTCGTGTACTGGGGCATGACGGCTCCTCAGGGTGAGCCGAGCGGCCGCGCCGCCCGGGGTAGGGTCAGGCGGAGACGACCATCCAGTCGTCGGCGAGCATGTCCGACTGGGAAGCCAGCCAGCCCATGAGGATCTCGCCGGTGGCGGTCTTCATGTTGATGCAGGGCAGGACGGTCGCAGAGCCGCCGTTGAGCCGAGCGAATTCGCTGCACGGCTTCGACCAGAAGCTCTCGGCGGCGATCTCGCGGCCAGCCAGCGGTCCGGACAGAGCGAGCCACATGCCCTTGCCGTTCCACCCTTCGCGGGCGATCCGGTCGCCGTCCTTCAACTGCTCCAGCGCCTGGCCGAACGTCAGCCCGCGGCCGCCGCCCTCGTAGGAACTCCGGTGCTCGGCCGGCGCGATCGCCGTGTAGCCGGCATCGAACGGCGCCCGCGGCGAGAAGGCGAGGTAGCCGTCGGGCTCGCGCTCGTTCGGCTCGTAGCGGACGAGCATGGAGCCGGGCTCGGGAGTGCCGCGTGCCGTGATGCTCGCCGGCACCGGGATCTCGCGGTGCGAGCCGGCGACGTCGACGACGGCGATGAGGCCGCGCTCATCCTGCTCGTCGAGCTTGAGACGGACGAGCGGATAGGCCTGGACCCGCTTGTGCGAGACGTGCGTCGGCGCGAATGGCGGCAGGGAGCTGCCGACGACAACGCCCTGATCCGACGGCACGACGTCGCCGCCCAAGTCCTTCGGACCGCACCCCATCGTTCACTCCTCCTCTTTCGCGGCCCGCCACAGCGGCAGGTCCGTCAGATCACCCGCACCCGACAGGCCCGGCACACGCGGGCGAGCATCCGGACGGACCAGTGCCGGTGTGGTCGGCCGTCCTGGACGGCGCGGAGTTGCGCCCGCAGCCGGCGCGCCTCCAGGCGTGCGCGCAGCAGCCGGACGACCGGCGCGAAGAGCCGCATGGAGATCCTCCCGGAGCAGAGCGTTGGTGGCTTCTGCGGCGTCGGCCGCGGCCTCGATGTTCGAGCAGAGCCGCTCGTAAGCGGTCCGGATGTTGTGCAGGACGTGCCCGTCGAGGCCGGTGTCCTGGCGCCCCATGAACTTGCGGACCCAGGAGCCCGAGGCTCCGATCCGGCGCCCGACCGCGTCGTAGGCGGCCATCTTCGAGCCCATGCTCGACTGGGCGAGGCGGACGAGCGCCGACAGCTTCGGCAAGGTCTCGTCCCGAGCTTGGGATGCGGTCAGCATTGCTCGGTTCCGGTCAGTCTTTGTCCCCACAGCGTCATTCCTTCGCGACATCTTGCGGATGTCGCAGAGGAGCGCAGCGAATGCGGGAGGTTGACGGAGTACGCAGACACACGAGCGCGACCGCTGGCTTGGCGGCATGGACGGGCGCGCAGGTAGAGGGTCGACCCGGCCGAGGGTCCGAGATTGCGATGGTCTCGGCCGGGTCGCTCGCTGGCGGGAGGCGTGAGCCTGCGACCGCTGCGATGGGGGAAGAGGGACGCCTGCCCGCCGTTGTCGAAACGGAGGGGAAGGTGCGGGCAGGCGATCGGCCGGTGAAGCCCGGCGCGATAGGGGGACGCTGTGCACAGGCGCGCAACAGCAAGTAGAGACGACGGCAGCACCCGCGCGTTACTGTTCTCGCGGACGAGGACGGCAGAGCCGGCGATGTGCACGGGCACCGACATTTCAGGCCGCTTTCCGGAAGAGGCGGCCAACCGCGCGAACGACGCGCTGCAGCGTGCCGGCATCGTTCGCCGCGGGCCGAGGCTGCTCCGGCTGGCGAACGACAACCGCAAGCGGGAGGAGCAGGACGTCTCCGCCGGCGGCGCGGTGCGCGAGGTAGGCCTGCAGGTCCGCATCCGCCGCCTGGCGGTCCAGTTCCTGCGCCGCCTCGTGCATCCCGAGCGCCAGCAGCGCGATGTCCGCGCTCCGGCCCGTCGCCGCTTCCTCGGGACGGCGGCGCTGGATCTGCTCCACCTCAAGGAATAGCCCCGAGGCGCCGAAGCGCAGGATCCGCGCGAGCTGCATCAGGCGATCGGCGGCGGTGAGGGCTTGCGGCATGGCAGTCGTCCGGATGGAGACCGCCACCGAGGCAGAGGCCTCGACGCTGGCGACGGCAGGGGCACGCGGCGAAAGGCGAGGGGCGGCGCTCACCGGAGCGCTCCGCCGCAGACGATCAGCCCGGCGCCGACGACGAGGCCGACGTGGCTCGCGCGGCGGACCAGCGCGTCAGACGGACCACCCGAGATCAGGGCGCGCCCAGCGGTGCAGCTCAGGACGCACCACGAGCCGAGGAGGAGAGATGCGAGCCCCATCAGCGCCGGCCCTCCACGTCGGTGAGCAGCCGCGCGTCTTCGGTCGCCTCATCGGCCGAGCAGAGCGTGCCCGCGACGGCCGAGCCATCCTCACGCGTCGCCCGGAAGCGCACCGCGAAGGGCTCACCCCAGCCGCAGGGCCGACCGAACACCGGCGCCCGCTCGACAGCGATGCCGTGGAAGCCGAGATCCTTGAGCGTGGCGCGCGCGGCGATCGCGTCGGCCTCGCATCCGGCCAGGACGAGCGTCGCGGCGAGGAGGAGGGCGCGGCGCATCACGCGGCCGCGCCTTCGACGGAGGCGGTACCGCGCTCGCGCTGGAGATGGGCTCGCACCAGCACATCGTTGTCGATCGAGAGGCCCTTAGCTTGGGCCGCTTCGACGATCCGCGGCCAGTAGACGACCGGGATAGAGCCGCGCTGGCGCATATCGCTGCCGCGCGCGCCTGGGTTCTTTGAGAACCCGCAGATCACACCGAAGGCGGTAGGCCCCCCGAGTGCAGCGATGATTTCGGCGACGGATTCCATGGCGACGTGCACGCTACGCCTGATGCGTAGCGCATGTCAACGCACAATGCGTAATGCATTGTGCGAAGCGGCGGTCATGGATTCGATCGCCGAGCGCCTGCAGTACCTACGGAAGAAGGCTGGCTTCAGTACGGCTACCGAAGCTGCGCGGGCATTTGGCTGGGCCGTGCCAACTTACCTCGGACATGAGAACGGGGATCGAAACCCGAGCCGAGAAACGGCCAAGCGATACGCGACCGCCTACAAGACCCGCTGGGAATGGATCTTGGAGGGTGGCCCCCGGCTAGATGCGCCGAAGGACGACACCGTACCGATTGTTGGTGACGTAGGCGCCGGCGCACGCATTGTCTTCAACGGAGAGCCGCAGGGCGGATATGATCGGGCGCCGCGGCCCCCAGGATCGTCCCCGGATACAGTAGCAGCCCGCGTGCGAGGCGACTCTATGCCCGGCCTCGCAGAGGATGACTGGCTCATCTACTACGACCAGCGAGTTCGAGGATTACCCGACGAGTGGATCGGGCAGCTCTGCGTCGTGTGGATCTCGGAAGACGAAGTTTACGTGAAGAAGGTGTTTCGCGGGCGCGACAGCGGTCCCTATCTCCTCGTCTCGACAGGCGGTTTGCCGCCCATCGAGGTCGAAGAGATCAATTGGTCTGCCAAGGTCGCCTGGATCAAGCCGCGTTAGAAATCGTCGGTCTCGGGCACCTCACCAATCCGCGCGAGGAATGTCGGTTCGGCGAATTCGTCCGCACTGCTCGCTCCCGGACGCGAATAGGCCAGAGCGCCTATCGCCTTTTTCTCTTCGACGAGACGTTCAGCCAACCGCTTCGCAGCCTCTGGACTTGGGCATTGCCGTATAGGACCGGCCGATATCGCTCCTCGGCCGCCGCGTATGAACGGCTGTACGGCGTGATACTGCGCGTGGGCCATTGCTGATCCTGTCGTCTGTTTAGGCCGTCATAGCCTGAACCCAACGCTAGAACGAAACAAGAACACCGTCTTGCACAATCCGCGATTGCTGAAATCGTTGCGACTCTGCCGTGGGTTGGGCTGTGCACGGCTGTGGACAACGCATCCTGCGCAGAGCGGAACGACGCACCACCGGTTGCTACGCATTATGCGTTGACAAGCGTTACGCACGATGCGTAGTATCTGCCATCGCCGCTCACCGAGCCGATGGAGCCCCAGATGCTCACCGCCTACCTCGACAATCTCCAGCACGCCTCGGCCACGGTGGTGGTCGCGCACTGCCTGTTGGCCTCGTTCGCTGTCGGCTTCGGCCCGTTCGTGCCGGCCTTCATCATCCAGCACGTGGCCGCTGTCCGGGGCGCCCGCTGATGGGTGGCCGCATCGTCAGCGACGCCGACCGTCGCATCGCCGAAAGTGTGAAGGCTGCACGCCTCGCCGCCGGCATCAGCCAGACCCAGCTCGGTGACGCGCTCGGGATCACCTTCCAGCAGATCCAGAAGTACGAGGCCGGCGCGAACCGCTGGTCGGGCGGCATGCTCCAGGGGGCTGCGCTTCGGATCGGCGTCCCGGTGGCGGGCTTCTTCGACGCTGCGTCCGAGGCCGCCTGACCATGGCGACCCACTCCGCCAAGGCGCGCGCCGCCAGCCTCGCCCGCTTCGCCGCCCGCTGCGACGCCGGCCGGGCGAGCCTGCCCGACCCCCGCTTCCGCCCGAGCCAGAGCCCGGCCCTCAACGCGGCGATCGCCGAGATGGAGGACCACGCCCGCCGCTGGGTTGCCGCCCGCGTCGAGACCAACCGCGAGCTGGGCCGCACCGAGCCGCCGGCCCGCGACACCCGCCTCGACCTGTCCCTCGCGCCTGCCGCTGTGCGGTCGCCGACCGGAGCCCTGCTGTGAACGTCGATCAGCCCCCCTTCGGTCACCTGGAGCTGGTGAGCCCGGCGCCGCATCCGATCCGCGCCGCTTTCGGCAACCTCGCGATCAGCTCGCCTGGCGCCGACGACATCTTCCCGGCCGAGCCGCTACCCAGCGCGTCCGAGGCCCTCGGGCGGATGGAATCCTCCCTCGCGATCCTCGACGCGATCGGCGAAGCGGCCCTCACCGCGGTGCATCACCTGGAGCGCGCCACCATCGCCGGCGCCGGACAGCGCGCCGACATGGGCCGCCTGGAGGACGTCGCCGCGAAGCTTGATGCGGTGGCCCGTCGCGCCGAGGCCGCCCGCGCCCGCGTCTCCGACAAGCTGGCGGGTGCGCGATGAGCTGCGCCGTCCGCTCCGCCCCGGACCATCAGGCGTTCATCGCCCTGGTCGACCGCTACGCCGCCGAGTTCGGCCTCCCGACCTACAGCGAGATCGCCCGGGCGCTCCCGCTGCACGTCGCGGCCCACGAGATGGCCGAGCGCAACAGCGCCGACCTCTACGCCGCCCTGCGCACCGTCACCGAGCACGCCGCAGCCGCGCAGGTCCTGCTCCTCAACACCGGCCTGGATCAGCCGCGGGAGACGCTGGACCGCGTGCTCGAGGAGGCGCTGGAGCGCGCCACCGCCGGCAGCATGGCCGGGAACATCGCGCTCTTTACCGCCGAGACCCGCGTCGACCTCGACGGGCGCGACGACGTCACCGTGCTCGCCGACGCGCGCACGCGGCTCCGGGCTGCCGGGAGGCGCCTGTGACCTTCCCTCCCTTCACCCACACCGAGGCCGTGATGACCCGCTCCGTGCTCCCCTTCGAAATGCGCGAGCCCCGCGCCATCACGACCGCCCAGCGCGCGACCTTCCTCGGCATCCGGGCGCCGGTCCGCGCCTGCGAGAGCACCATGCGCGGCCTCGCCGACGCCGATGGGACGGTGTTCGCGCTGATCCTGTCGACCGGTTCGCCGAGCATGGACCGCGAGCGGGCCGAGATGCTCGCCGCCGCCATCAACGCCGGGCTCGGCGTCGCCGGGCAGGCCGTTCCGGCGGAGGCCTGAGAGCCGTGCAGGTTCGCTACCTGATCTGGTCGAACGAGCGCGGCATGTGGTGGATGCCGAACCACAGCGGCTACACCACGCTGACCCACGAAGCCGGCCTGTATTCGGAAGAAGAAGCCCGCAAAATCTACGCGAAGGCGAACTTCGATCCCGGAAATCTCAACGAAGTCGTTTGCCGCGTACCGTGGAATACCTTCGCGCGCGAGCAATTCGACTGGGCCGTCCAAGAGCGGCTCGGAGGCGCCGGTCATGCCGCGCCCCGAGCAGACGACATCCCCTTCTGAGGAGCGCCCCATGGCCTTGCTCGTCCCCGACGCCCCCGCGCGCCCGTCCACCGTGCGCATCCACGCCGACCTCTACCAAGGCACCGACGAGTGGATCGCGGCCCGCTGCGGGATGCTCACCGCCAGCGAGATGTCGCTGATCCTCACGCCGACCCTCAAGGCGGCCAAGAACGAGAAGGAGCGCTCGCACCTGTACGAGCTGCTCGCCCAGCGGATCACCAAGTTCGTCGAGCCCCGGTACGTCAGCGACGACATGCTGCGCGGCCGCGACGACGAGATCGAGGCGCTCACCCTCTACGCGCGGCACTACGCCGAGACCGAGACCGTCGGCTTCATCACCAACGACCGCTGGGGATTCACGCTCGGCTACTCGCCGGACGCGCTGGTCGGCGCCGACGGCCTCGTGGAGTGCAAGTCGCGCCGGCAGAAGTACCAGGTCCAGACCTTCCTCGAGCACGTCGTCGAGGGCACGGTCCCGGCCGATTACGCGCTCCAGATCCAGACCGGCCTCCTCGTCTCCGAACGGCTCTGGTGTGACCTCATCTCGTATTCCGGCGGCCTGCCGCTCGCGGTGATCCGGGCCTACCCGGACGAGAGGATCCAGCAGGCGATCGTCGACGCCGCCGGCGACTTCGAGCAGCGCCTGCGCGACGCCCACGACCGCTACCGCGAGGCCATCGCCGGCGCGATCCCCACCCAGCGCATCGAACGGGAGATCATGGCATGATGGCCGAGATCTGGATGCCCGTCGTCGGCTTCCCCGATTATGAAGTCAGCGACCTCGGGCGTGTGAGGCGGTCCAAGCCGGATGCCCTCAACCATGCATGTCGCGTCTTGGTCCCCTGGTTGGGCAACCACCAGTACCCGACGGTCGGCCTCGTGCGGGACGGCCGAACCTTCCGGCGCCTCGTCCATCGCCTCGTCTGCGAGGCGTTCCACGGCCCGGCGCCGACCCCGGGACACCAGGTCGCTCATGGCGATGGCACGCGCTCGAACGCTCGGGCCGACAATCTCCGGTGGGCGACGCGCGCTGAGAACATGCGCGACTGCGTAGCCCACGGCACGCGCGCAATCGGCCCGCGCCACGGCCGGACCACGAAGCCCGAACGGACCCCGCGCGGCGAGCTGCACGGTCACGCGAAGCTCAGCGAAGCGGCGGTGATCGCCATCAGATCGGCGACCGCGCGCACCGGGAGATCCCTGGCGGCCGAGCACGGGGTGAGCCCTGCGACGGTCTGCATGATCCGCTCGAAGAAAATCTGGAGGCACCTGTGATCGACATCTCGCAGACCACCGCCCCTCGGTCGGACCAGCTCAACGCCGACGACCTCATCGGCGGCCCGCGCACCATCACGGTGACGCGCGTGTCGAAGATGAAGGAGCCGGACCAGCCGATCGCGATCTACTTCGAGGGCGACAGCGGCAAGCCGTACAAGCCCGGCAAGTCGATGCGCCGCGTGCTCCTGCGGATCTGGGGCAGCGACGGCGAGGCCTACGCCGGCCGGCGGATGACGCTCTACCGGGACGACGCCGTGCAGTTCGGCGGCGTGGCCGTCGGTGGCATCCGGATCAGCCACATGTCGGGGATCGCGAGCCCCGTGACGATGCCGCTTACGGTCACGAAGGCGGTCCGCCGCGCCTTCACGGTCAAGCCGCTGGCTGAGGAGCGCAGGCCGGCGCCGGAGCAGCAGAGGCTCGCTCCGCCGACTGGCGAGGACGGGTCGGAGGCCCCGCGCCAGTCGGGCCCGCGCGAGCGCATGTTCGCCGCGGCCAGGGTCGAGGCGGCGAAGGGGAGCGACGCCCTGCGCGCCTTTCGTCAGGGGCTCCCCGAGCGGGCCGATCGCGTCCTCGACGAGATCTCCGAGGAGCTGGAGCGGATAGCCGCCGTCGCAGACGTCGCTGATGACGATGGATTCCCGGGCTTCGCGCCTCTCGCTGAGGAGGCCGCCTGATCATGAGCGAGCACGAGAACATCCAGCGCATCGCCGCGCTGAGCTTCGCCGAGCACGTCATGCAGGATGTGCCGGCCAAGTCGTGGCGGCTCGGCAAGCCGGGAACAGGCGCCTACGCCTTCCGCGTCACCTGGGCCACCGGCATGCTGGCGGTCGGGGGCGACCTCGGCACGGCTGTCTACGAGGTCTGGCCGGCGTTCAACACCCTGGAGGGCGCGGTCGATTTCGTCGACAGAGCCAACTTCGACTATCTCACGAGTAAGTCGGAGTTCAAGAAGGAATACGACCGCGAGGCCACCATCGAAGCACTGATCCAGAGCGGCTACGAAAGCTTGCGGAATAAATGGCAGCCGCAGTTGTTCAAGCAGCTCTGCGACGAATACGGCGGCGATGAGAACGACCCGGCTGACCGGAAGGACGCTGTCCGTCGCTTCCGCGACGACGACACAATGTCGGCCGAGCGCATCTACAATCTGACGGGCGATTTCGAGGATCCGCTCTATCGGCACACGGCGCAATCGCGGTGGGCGTTTGAGGCCGTGAAGCTCTGGGCCGCCAAGATGAAGGCCGAGGCGCCTGCCGCCGCGGTGGCGGCATGAACGCGGCCCCCGACTACCGCTCCTTCCTTGAGGCGAAGGCCTGCGCCGCGCCGGTGACCGGCTACACGGTCACGGACGCGGAGATCCACCCGCGCCTTCTGCCGCATCAGCGCGCCATCGTCGCTTGGGCCGTCGCCGGCGGCTGCCGGGCGATCTTCGCCCTGTTCGGCCTCGGCAAGACCGGCATGCAGCTGGAGGTCGTGCGCCTCGTGCTGAAGCGGACCGGCGGCCGAGCGCTGATCGTGGCCCCGCTCGGCGTGCGGCAGGAGTTCATCCGCGAGGCCGCCGCGCTCGGGCAGACCATCGCCTTCGTGCGCCGGTCCGAGGAGGTTGATGCGCCCGGCCTGTACCTCACGAACTACGAGAGCGTCCGCGATGGCCGCCTCGACCCGGCCCTGTTCGAGGCCGCCTCGCTCGACGAGGCGAGCGTGCTGCGCTCATTCGGCTCGAAGACGTACCAGACGTTCCTCGGGCTGTTCCGTGGGGTCCGGCACCGCTTCGTCGCGACCGCCACGCCCTCGCCGAACCGGTACAAGGAGCTGATCCACTACGCCGGCTTCCTCGGCGTGATGGACACCGGCCAGGCCCTGACCCGGTTCTTCCAACGCAATTCCGAGAAGGCGGGGGACCTCACCCTCTACCCGCACAAGGAGCGCGAGTTCTGGCTCTGGTGCGCGAGCTGGGGCGTGTTCCTGCAGCGCCCGTCTGACCTCGGGTTCTCGGACGAGGGCTACGACCTGCCGCCGCTCGTCGTGCGCTGGCACGAGGTGCAGACGAACCTCGCCGACGCGGGTGCGGACCGGGACGGCCAGGGCATTCTGTTCCGCGCCTCGGCGGTCGGGCTGGCCAGCGAGGCGCGCGAGCGGAGGGACAGCCTGCCGGCGCGGGTCGCGAAGCTCGCCGAGCTGCTGGCCGCGGACCCGGACAGCCACCGCATCCTCTGGCACGACCTGGAGACGGAGCGTCACGCGATCTGCGCGGCCGTGCCGGACGCGGTGGCGGTCTACGGCAGCCAGGACCTCGACGAGCGCGAGGCCGCGATCCTCGCCTTCGCCGACGGCGAGATATGCAACCTCGCCGCCAAGCCGATCATCGCCGGATCCGGCTGCAACCTGCAGCGCCACTGCCACAAGGCGGTGTTCCTCGGCGTGTCGCACAAGTTCAACGACTTCATCCAGGCGATCCACCGCATCCAGCGGTTCCAACAGGCGCACCCCGTCGAGATCGACATCATCCACTCCGAGGCCGACCGGGAGACCGTGCGGGACCTGCAGGCGAAGTGGGCGCGCCACGATGAGATGGCAGCACAGATGGCAGAGATTATCCGTACCTACGGCCTGTCTCAGGCCGCGTTCGCGCAGGCGCTCGCCCGCTCCATCGGAACGGAGCGCATCGAGGCGTCGGGCCCCGACTGGCGCATGGTCAACAACGATTGCGTCGAGGAGTGCCGGCGGCTGCCAGAGAACAGCCTCGACCTGATCGTCACGTCGATCCCGTTCTCAAACCACTACGAGTATACGCCGAGCTACAACGACTTCGGCCACACCGACACCGACAAGCACTTCTTCGCGCAGATGGACTTCCTCACGCCGGAGCTGCTGCGGGCGCTCAAGCCAGGTCGGCTCGCCTGCATCCACGTGAAGGACCGGATCCTGTTCGGCTCCGCCACGGGCTTCGGCACGCCGACGGTCAACCCGTTCCACGCCAAGACGCTGTTCCACTACCAGCGCCACGGCTTCGCCTACATGGGCCTGATCTTCATCGACACCGATGTGGTGCGGGAGAACAATCAGACCTATCGGCTCGGCTGGACGGAGAACGGCAAGGATTCGACCAAGATGGGGGTCGGGTCCCCTGAGTTCGTCCTGATCTTCCGCAAGCTCCCGTCCGACCTGTCGAAGGCCTATGCGGACGATCCGGTCACGAAGACGAAGCCGCACTGCCTCACGGCCGAGGGCGGTCTGGTCCCGTTCGACCAGCGCCTGCCGTCTGTGCCCGGTACCGGCTACTCGCGGGCGCGCTGGCAGGTCGACGCGCACGCCCGCTGGCGGTCCTCGGGCGACCGGCTGATGCCCGCCGACGAGATGGCGAGGCTCGGCCCCGACGTCCTGGCCCGCGTATTCCGCGAGTTCAGCCTGCAGCAGGTCTACGATTACGAGACCCACGTCCGGATCGGCGAAGAGCTGGAGGCACGGTTCGCCCTGCCGTCGCAGTTCTTGAGCCTGTGGCCGGGATCGTCCCGGGACGACGTGTGGACCGACGTGGCCCGCATGCTCACCCTGAACACGGGGCAGGCCGCCAAGGGGCGCGAGAAGCACGTCTGCCCGCTCCAGTTCGACATCGTGGACCGGCTGATCGAGCGCTACTCGGCCCGAGGCGAGCTGGTGTTCGACCCCTTCGCCGGCATCGGCACGGTGCCCCTGCGCGCGGTGAAGGCCGGCCGCCGCGGCGCCGGCGTCGAGCTGAACCCCGGCTACTTCTCGGACGCCACGGCCTACCTGCGAGCGCAGGAGCGCCAGCACGCCACGCCGTCGCTGTTCGACCTGCTCGCCGCCGAGGGCCAGCCGGCCGCCGCAACGTCGGGAGAGGCGGCATGACGGCCAAGCCCATCTCCGAGGCGGCCCTGTGCGCCGCCTTTATCGCCGCCGCGACCGTCGAGCCGAAGCGGACTGACCATGCGCAGTGGGTCGCGTACCCCGAGACCGGCGGCTTCGACATTCTGCTCGTCCGGCAGACCGATGGCGTCCAGATCGGGATCGAGGCCAAGCTGGCGCTGAACCCGCTCGTGGTCTCGCAGGTCCTGCCGAAGCGGCAAGAGTGGACGGCCGGCCTCGTCGGCCCGGATTACCGGGCGGTCCTGGTGCCGGCAGACAAGGTCCAGAACAGCCTCCCAGAGATCTGCGAGGCGCTCGGCGTCACGGTCATCCGGATGTACGCCGATCCGCCCGGGGAGGAGCGGTGCTACGGGCCCGCTTTCGGGCCGAGCCTGCCGCACGAGAGCATCTGGGGATCCGACGCCCGGAACTGGTTCGAGTGGGCCCCGCTCACGCGGATCAAGCTGCCGGACTACATCCCAGACGTGGTCGCGGGCGCTTCGGCGCCGATCGCTCTCACGGCCTGGAAGGTCAAGGCGATCCGCCTGTCGGTGCTGCTCGACGAGCGGCCGGTGACCCGCGCCGATTTCAAGCACCTCCAGCTCGCGCCGACGAACTGGCTCAGCCCGGGCGGCTGGCTGGAGCGGACCGCGGCCGGCTGGGTCCGCGGGCCGAAGACCCCCGACTTCAAGGTCCAGCATCCCCGAAACTACGGCGAGATCGCCGCCGACCGCGAGCGCTGGGCGCCGAAGGTCGAGGGCCTCCTCGCAGCATCCCCGTCTCTCACCGCCGCGGAGTAGCAGCATGGCCGAGTCCAGCACCATCACGCGCGAGCCGAAGATCTCGGCGCGCGACGTCGCCGCGATCCCGCCCGACGATTATCCGGCGGTCCAGCAGGCCCTCAAGCGGGCGGCCGCGACCGACGACCCGGTCGCGAAGAACTACGCGCTGAAGCGGGCGGCCGAGAGCATCGGTCTGCTCTCCGGCCACCAGCCCTTCCCGGTCGAGCCGTTCTCGGATGGCGCCTATCCCGCGGTGTTCCTGCTGATCCGTGAGAGCCTGGAGGCAGGCGCGCCGGGCGTCGCCGCCGGGATCAAGGATGCGATGGCCCGAAGCGCCGCGTTGAAGGTGGTCGCCCGGAAGCTCGCGCCGGCCGCCTATGGGGACAAGCGCCAGCCCCATTACACCCACGCCATGGCCGGCGTGGAGGGCATGTGCGCGACCCTGCACCTCCGGGACGGCTCGCTGGAGCTCGTCTTCAAGGACGAGGAGCTGGACCTCATCAACGAAGAGGGCCGCGACCTTTACGTGGCGCACATCGCGGCGTCCGAGGTGCTCGCGCTCCGGCAGTGGCTGATCGACTTCCTGCCGGCGTCCGAGGCCGAGATCCGGCCGGTGGAGGTGGCGCCGGCTCTGGATGCCGTCACCGTTCCCGCCGCCGGCACCGAGGAACGGCACTTCTGGCTGGAGGCCGCCGAGCAGCACGGCTTCGAGCAGACCAGCGGCGAGGAGGAGCTGCCCGCGTTCGACCCGCCCGCCTACCTCGCCACCGAGGACGAGGTGCTGAAGCTCATGGCCGTGTCCCGAGAGCAGGGGCGGAAGGACGTGCTCGACGCCCTCGCGACGGAAAACGCAACCGCCGCCGAGCCGAAGGCGGACCGGGAGTCCCTGCGGAAGGCGCTAACCGAGATCACGGACGCGGCCGACAAGCTGATCCTGTCCCTGCCGGGCCACTGGCACGACGACGCGACCATCGGGCTGACCGACGCGGCCAGCGACGCCCGGGCTGCGCTCTCCGCCGCGGCACAGAACGACCTCTACGACGTAACGACGGAGGCCGCCCGTGGCTGAGACCACCAAGCCCCCGTGCGAGTCTGGCCGCACCATGCGGATCATGCTCAGCGAGCCGATGCGCAAGATCCTTCGGGAGAAGCCGCGCTCAGTCATCGTTGACCGCGTGCCGTGGGAGTTGTTCGAGACGCAGCATTCGCGCGCGCAATGTGAAAGCAATCACGGGCAGACGATTGAGCAGATCTCAAGCCGTGGTGGCTTCGATGCAGGCGAGGCCGTCGGCGTCCTCAGCGGCTTAGACTACGGCGAGCTGAGGTTCCTCCGCGAAGACCAAGCGCACCGCATCCTCTACCAGATGGTGCACCTGTTCCGCCGCGGCGTGCTCACGGGCCGGCGGTCGATGCAGGAGGTCAGCAATGGCTGAGAGCATCGCCTTCGTCATGCCTGAAGACGAGTGGTTCAAGCTCTGCGACCGAGCCTGCCAGGTCCGGCGCAAGCAATGGGGTAACGACCGCGAATACTGCGAGGAGCACGACGGGATCTGTCCCGAGTGCGCCAGCGACGCTGCCCGCGCCGTCCCCGCCAAGTACCGCACCACCGAGAAGCGCGCGGCGACCTTCGGGCTGCTGCCGGGACTGGAGGCATTCCATGGCTGAGAACAGCGCGATCTCCTGGACGACGCACACCTTCAACCCCTGGATGGGCTGCACGAAGGTCTCGGTCGCCTGCGCGGGGTGCTACGCCGAGGCCCTGATGGACACCCGCTACGGCAAGGTGTCCTGGGGCCCGGGCGAGGACCGCGTGCGCACCTCGGCCGCGAACTGGCGGCTGCCCCTGCGCTGGAATCGGCAGGCGGCGGAGGTGGGCACGCGCCCATTCGTCTTCTGCGCCTCGCTGGCCGACGTGTTCGATAACGAGGTGGACCCGGCCTGGCGCCGCGACCTGTTCGCCCTGATCGAAGCGACACCGCATCTCGTCTGGCTGCTGCTGACGAAGCGGGTCGGCAACGTGCTGCGGATGACCGATCCGGAGCGCGGCAACCCACCCCTGCCGGCGAACGCCGCGGTCGGCGCCACGATGGCGGACCAGGAGGAATACGACCGCGACGCGCGGAAGCTGGCGGCAGTGCGGCGCGAGCGCGAACCGCTGTTCACCTTCGGCAGCTTCGAGCCGCTGTTCGGCATGATCGTGATGGACAACGACGCGCCAGACTGGATCATCACCGGCGGCGAAACACACCAGGGCCAGCATCGCGCCCGGCCGAGCCATCCGAAGTGGTTCCGGAAGCTGCGCGACCAGTGTGCTGTCCTCGGTCGCGTCTACCACCACAAGCAGAACGGCGAGTGGGCCCCGCGGGGCGCGAAGGGCATCGTCTTCCCGGAAGCGAAGGCCGCGCCCTGCATCAAGCTCACCGACCGCGGCGAGGACGACACGCGGTTCGGCGCCGGCGATGAGCCCGTGTGGATGCAACTCGTCGGGAAGAAGGTCGCGGGCCGCCTCCTCGACGGCGTCGAGCACAACGGATTCCCGGAGGTGGTGCGATGACCAAGAAGTCCTTCTGGCTCATCCAGGTCGAAGACGGAGACACGCGGGTCTTCCACGACGTCGTTCCCTACGGACACCTCACCGAGACGGCCGTCGTCCGACTGCTTGAGCGGCTTGTGTCTAGGTACGGGCTCTCCCCCGAGGAGATCGTTTCGGCAACGGTAGCTCGCAGAAGCAAGAGGAGGACTGAGCGCTTCCAGCTTCGCCGCGAGGAGGGGCATGCTCGTGGAGCGGCTCGATACACGCTTGCGATGGGCGACTGGCCGATCGTTTCTGCCAGCATCTTCACCGAGGATGAGCTGCGGTCCCGCGGTCTCTTGAAGGAGGGCTGATCGTGGTCGCCTACAGCTTCAAGAAGCAGTTCGGTCCGCCGATCCTGGCGAACACGAAGACCCAGACCATCCGTGCCGAACGCCTCGGCCGGTCGCGTCACGCCCGTCCAGGCGAGCAGGTCCAGCTCTACACCGGCATGCGAACCCGCCAGTGCACGAAGCTTGGCGAGTCGCCCTGTATCGCCGTCTGGCCGATCGAGCTCCACCTTCGCGACGGTATCGTGTTCGCCAACGGCGGCTGGATCCGGACCGAGGAGGACCTCGACGCCTTCGCCCGACAGGACGGCTTCGGCGACTGGTCCGCCATGGTCGCCTTCTGGGCGGCTGAGCACCCGGGCGTCGACGTGTTCGAGGGCGTGTTGATCCGCTGGCAGCCGCTCGCGCCGATCGCCGAGGCCGCCGAATGAGCGCCCCCTTCTGGACGCTGATGATCGTCAGCCTAAACACGCCTCAGGCGGCCGTCGAGATCCGCCCCCTTCCCGGCACGCCAGCCTTCCAGACCAAAGCTTCGTGCGAGGAATACGCCACGCTGAAGAACCTGCAGGGCACAGTGTGCTTCACCGGCGGCGCGCCGCTAGCACTGCTGTCACGCGAGAAGGAGGCGGCGGCCGAGCGCGTCAACGTCTGGATCACGGGTGAAGAGTGGAAGGACGCCAAGCCATGAGCCGACGCGCCCCGAAGCCCCTCCCGCCGCCGACCGACGACGAGCGCCGCCGCGCGGGCGAAGCTGCCCAGGCACTGCGCGCGGCCATCGCCGACCCGTCGACCATGGGCGCGAAGGCCACCGCGCACGTCGACCTCGCGCGCCCGCGCCGTGGCGAATGGTGGGAGAGCTGGGCGAACCTGCCCGGCTTCCACCGGATCAACGGCAAGGCCGGTCGCTACATCCACGCCCTGCTGCCGGGCTGGAGCTACACCCAGCGCGAGATCCGCGCTGAGATGATCCCGGACCTCAAGGCGCTGGCAGAGCGCGGCGAGCGGCCGACCGAGGACACGAGCGGGAGGGCAGCGTGACCCAGGTCATCGTCGATATCTCCCGCGAGCGGCTGAACAAGATCGAGGCGGTATGGAACGCCAACGGCCGCATCGAGCAGGGCGAGATCTCGTTCCTGATCCGGTTGGCGAAGGCCTACCTCGACGGCGCGGCCGGTAACGCTCACCGCGAACGGCTCCTGGCGCTCCGCACCCGGCAGAACACGCAGGCGTCTGAGGCTTGGGCGAAGGCAGCCGAGCAGGCCCTGGCCGGCGATCCGCGAGCGCTGCACGACCGGCTGCGACTGCACCAGAAATCCGCGTCGACCGACGCGAAGGTCGTCCAATCAGAGGAGCAGGAAGGTGCCGCGTAGCGCCAGGATTCCCGCCCCGAACGAGGTCACGGACGAGACCATGATGCCGCTCAGCGTGGCGGCCGAGGTCGCGGTCGCGCATGGCGTCGTCACGAGCGCCTCGGCCAAGGCCTTGCGGCGCGAGGCCGAGCATGATCGGCTAACGACCTACGAGGTATTCGGGCGCCTGCACACAACCTTGGGCGACATCAAGAAGATGGTGAAGCGATGCCGCGTCCAGCCAAGGGTGCCCGCCTCTACTTCAAGGCCGCCGACGACCGCTGGGTCATCCGAGACACCGGTGGCATCGAACGCGGCACGGGCTGCAGCTATGGAGAGCGTGAGGCGGCTGAAAGAGCGCTGCAAGCCTACCTCTCCGAGAAGCACACCCCCGATTTCGGCCGCGGTGATCCCGCTACAGTCGAGATCACGGACGTCCTGAAGCTCTACGCCGACGAGCACGCGGCCGGCACGAAGCGGCCCGACGTCGCTTGGTCGGCGCTCCCTCACCTGATCACTTTCTTCGACGGGAAGAAGGTCGCGCACGCCACGCCGAACCTGTGCCGGGCCTACGCGAAGTGGCGGACCTCGCAGCCGCAGGCGCGGTTCAAGTTCGGGCCGGGCTACCGGTACGCGACCGAGGCGGAGGTGCCCCGGGTCGGCGATCAGACCGCGCGCCGCGAGCTGGGCGTGCTCTCGGCCGCCTTCGGCTACGCGCACAGCGAGCACAAGCTGCTCTACCCGGTCCCCGTGACGATGCCGGACCGGGCGCCAGCGCGCGATCGGTGGCTCAGCCGCTCGCAGGCCGCCGCGCTGCTGCTCGCCGCGCTCGGCTTCCGCCCGACCGGGCGGCACGATGTGAAGGGGAAGGAGATCTGGCGGCGGCCGCGGGAGAAGGCGCGGCCGGGCGAGGAGCGGGGCCGCGCGCTGTTCGTCCAGCGCCACGTCGCCCGGTTCATCCTGGCGGGCCTCTACACCGGCACCCGGCACGAGGCGATCCTGCGCCTGAAGTGGATCGAGAGCACCGACGGCGGCTTCGTCGACCTGCGCTCCGGCATCATCTACCGGCGCGGCACCGCCGAGGGCGAGTCCTCGAAGCGGCGGACCCCGATCCCGATGTCGAAGCGGCTCGCCGCGCACATGCGGCGCTGGCGGAAGAACGGCGCCTACGTGATCGAGTTCGAGGGGAAGCCGATCCTGCGCCTACGGCGCGCCTGGACGACGGCGCGAAAGGGAGCCGCTCTCGGCGAGGAGATCACGCCGCACGTCCTGCGCCACACCTTCGCGACGTGGGCTGTGATGGCAGGCGTGCCGTTCGGCAAGGTTGCCCGGGCGCTCGGCACCACCGAGCAGGTCGTCGAGCAGGTCTATGGCCACCACCTGCCGGAGCATCTGCGCGGCGTCGTCGAGACCGTGTCGCGCGGAGGTAGGTCGTGA